GCAGCAGCAGCAGCAGCATCAGCAGACCAGCGAGCAGCAGCAGCAGCAGCAGCAGCATCAGCAGACCAGCGAGCAGCAGCAGCAGCAGCAGCAGCAGCCCAGCGAGCAGTAGCAGCAGCCCAGCGAGCAGCAGCAGCAGCAGCAGCAGCATCAGCAGACCAGCGAGCAGCAGCAGCAGCAGCAGCAGCAGCAAATTCGCTGCGCAAAGATTCAACGCTTTCGCCGTCGATCATGCGCTGCCATAACTTCGACACCGCCTCAATCGCTTGGCGGACATCGTTTCTGTCACCAGCGAATCGAATCACGCCATGCTTCTGATCGGTCAGCAACCACACGGCGAATCGCGGCCACACAAGAGACAGGTCAGCGCCAACCGGAATGGCCTTGAGAAATCGCGTCGGCCATTCCATCGCGTCTTTTTTCGGCAAGCCCTCAAAGATGGCGTCTTCTAAGTACATCAGAACTATAGGAACGCCAATCTCTTTCGGACCTCGCGAGTGTTCGTAGGCATCGAACGTGCATCCGACCGCGCAGCCGCGCGTGACGCCGTTCGATTCCCAGCCTGTGCCTTGCACCAACTCATCCGCCTTGCGGTGAGCCTCTACTCGGCGAACGTATTTGCGCTTGATCTTTGCGTCTGAGTGATAGGCAAGAATGGCCTCTGCCATATTGTTCTCCTTAGCGACCGTGGTTTCGTTGTCGGGCCTACGGGCTGTGCGGTTACTTCGCTCCCTGTTCGATCAATGCAAACTGGTTGGCGGTCAGCCAAAGAATCGCAAACCATTGCGAACGTCCGTGAAAGTTGTCGTCTTGAGTTGGCGACCCGTGCTCAGCAAGAGCAGAATCGCTGTGTTACTTCGTCGTTGGCCTTGGGCTTCACTCCTTGGCCAACACGCGAGATTCTAACGATACCGTCTAATCTGTCAACTAGAGAAGTACGTCGCCAGAAAAGAATTCCTAACTTTTATTCACGAGCCTTGGGCGGCCAAGAGTTTGCGGCACTTTCGCCAGCTTTTCAACGGATTTCCGCTCAACGGCCCACGCCCGCTCATTCAATTTCATGCCGTAAATCGTGCCGTCGATGAGTAGTTGGCGGACGCGGCCCACGGTGCAGCCAAGAATTTCGGCGGCATCCGAAACGGAAATGAACGGCTTGGCTGGGAGTTCCACGGTTGACATGCTCCGCATTCTAGGCTTATCGTTAGAACGATTCAACTACCAAAAGCCGCGGCAGGGACCGGGTGAAGCGGAATCACACAGCGTCGATCCCACCGGCCCCTGCCGCGTGATTTGCAACCCCTCTCCACGTAGCTTTATCACAAAACAACTTGCGGAGCAGGGATTTGAAACGCGGGCAATTTCCCGTCGCCGGTAATGTCAACCCAGATAGAAAAGACGGCCCCGCTAAAAGGGTGTATGTTTGCAACACCGCAAAACACCCCTGAGAGTTACGGATTGATGGAGCTTGGAGTAGAGCGGCTACCACTGGACGGCAAACATGACGCGAACCAAAACCCCAAGCCGTGAGCACAAACCTGTGGCAACTATGCTCTGAGACGTACTTCCCCCGCCGCCTCAAAATCCGCTCTGAGAAAACTAGGCGGCACTATCTTTATTCGTTCAATTCATTCGCAGCGTTCCTTGGGCGGGCGCCGACTGACGACGATCTGAACGACGACACGGTGACGCTCTGGCTAGGCAGCTTGCTCTTGAAGGGCGAGCAGCCCGAAACGAAACGCAGCGTCAACACGGCGATCAGCTACGTCACTCGGATGCTGACGCTCTGGCGGTTCCTGGCACACCGCAGAATCATCGAGCAGTTCCCAACCGTGGAATTGCCGCAGCCGCCTGACCCGTCGCCAACGGCCTTGGATGAGCCCGAGCTTGTCCGGCTGTTTGAATCTGCCGGATGCCGGCCCGGATTGATCTATGGCATCCCGGCTCGCTACTGGTGGCCGGCATTGTTCGGCTTTGTGTTTTGCACGAGCGAGCGCAGGGGAGGGACGCTGGCAACTAGGTGGGAATGGGTGAGCCTACAGAACCGGGTGGCCGTGATCCCTGCCGCAGTTAGGAAGGGCGGGAGGAAAACGGGGACGTACCATTTGTGGGAGGAGGTGATTTGGCTGCTGAGTCGCATTGTTGAACCGCGTCGCGAACTCGTGTTTCCGTGGACGATGAGCGACGGCAGTTTTTACAAGCACTACGGCAAGATTCTGGTCGATGCTCAGATACCGAACGATCGCAAGCACAAGCTCCAATGCCTGCGCGTGACGCACAACACGTGGCACAAAGTTATGACCGGGCGGCACTCGCCGCTGCTCATGCACAGCAACAGTGCGACCAGCGAGCGGCACTACGAAGACAAGAGGATGACTACCGTACCGCCCCCAAAGCTGATGATCCCGTGGCACTTTCCAGATGCAGGTTAGGCCCAACAAAAAACCCCCGCAGCGTTAGCAGCGAGGGCCGCGTGACGTAAAAAATTCTGGCCGCTGTCGAGCGTGGTAATCGGCCTCAGCCTCCCACGCCTTGCCGGTGGCGGACCACCGTGGAGCATTGCTCACTTTCCAGAACGTGCTTTAAGGCGGCATTACCCGCCGAGGTACATGGCCGTGTCCTCCATGCAAGTAGCTCAGGATTACCTGATTCGTACCGCTCTAAGCCTACCCCCGGCAAGCAACGCCCGCAAGCCGAATCATCGCCGGTGGGACTTAGACCACAAACTCCCGAATGGCCTGAGGTACGCTGGCGTCGAAGCCAACCACTCAATGGTCACGCCAACTTTTACCGTGCGCAATCGCCCACACGTTTGCGCGTGTTAGTCCGGTTGCATTAGCAATCTTACATTGCCTTACGCCTTGCGAAAGAAGCCGTTTTACTTCCTGCACGATTGCTGCGCTGGTTCGCGCGTTGTTGTTGCGTTCACCAATTTGCGAGCGGTGATTCAACTGCGAACCTTTTGCATTCCGTCCTTTGTTCTGGCAATCGCGAGTGTTATCCAACTGTGTGCCAGAGAATAGATGATTTGGCCGGCAGCAAAGCGGGTTGTCGCAAGTGTGCAGTACAAATGGTCCGGCGTCAAAAGTTCCGCCGCTCAGAATGAAAGCCACGCGATGAGCGCAAGTTTGGATGCTGCCCCATCGGACTACACCGTATGGGCTTGTTTTCCCAGTGCATCCTGTCCAGAGCCAGCATTCACCGGACCTGTCAACACGCGACCAGAATCTCGCAGATGGATCACCCCAACGTTTTCTGGCGCTAGCCCGCTGCTGCTCGACTGTCCTCGGCATCGTGGAACCCCTTTACAAATTCCATAATAGCAGTTGGGGTCGATGCGTCAAATCCGCAACAATCCAGCATTCCCGCATCCTCTGGTGAGGCGATAGAAAACTCGTTGGCGACCATCCCGCAAACGATCAGCTTGGCGTTGATGCCCATTTCATTGCGGTACTCTGCGAGTGCCTGAGCCGGGTGAATTCCGCCACACCAAGTCTCGTTGTCGGTGTACACGATAAACACGTCCACCGGCATCTTCCGCTGGAGAGCGTAAATCATCGGCTGGGCGCAGTCGGTGCGGCCGAACGGGATGTTACTGATTCCGTTGACGACCGTATCCAGCCGCATCTTGGCGGTGATGTTCAGCTCGATTAGCTCGTGGCTGAATCCGACGAAATGGTAGGCTGGCTCAGTTCGTGCCGTCACCATCGCCATAGCCGCCGATCCCTCGCGCGCCGTCAGCCACGTCCCGGCAATGTAAGCGCCGCCCATCGAACCGCTCACGTCGAGCGCCAGTAAATGCCGCTTGCCGGTTGGCTCGACGGCGGCGAACGCCGAATAGAAGGCTGAGTCGAGCGCGTCGATTACCTGCGGCACTGGCGTCCACGATAGCCCGCCCTTGTCCCCGTGGCCCTGCTTGTAAACGCACTGAGCCAGCAGCAAGGCAATCGGGTGAACACGGCCCTTCTTTAGCCGCTCCACGTCGCCCAGGCGGTCAGATACGAGCCTGGAGGCGTCGGAGAGGGGAGATAGCAGCCCGATAGACGACAGCTTGCCCAGGTTGCGCACCATCGCCGTGATGGGCATTTGCTCCAGCAGGGCAGCCCAGACCTCTTTTTCGTTAAGCCACTGAGTTGGAACGCACTCGCGCGGCAGGTTGTGCTCGCGGATCAGCCCGGCAACCTCAGCCGCAGTCGTGGCAACCTTGGCCTTCTCGAAAGCCTCCACGATCGCCGGCAGACCTTCAACGGCCGCGTACTGCTTCACGGCCTCGCCACGCTTCACGCTGCGCTCTTCGTTGCCGACGCCGATAATCCAGCGCATGAGGGCCGAGTTTGAAGGCGCATGGCAGAGCCGCAGAATATCCCGGTGCGACCAGCCGTCCCGCTGCTGGTACTTGGCCACCTGATAGGCCAGCTTGTCGGGTTCCTTGGACAGATACCAATCCGAGAACGCCCGCCGCACGCTGCGGCCCCAGCCGCGGGTAGCGTCAACCGTCGCCGCACACTGAAACAGATGCGTGCCGATGCGGCAGACCTTGGACATTGCCGCTAGCGCCGCGTTGCCAATCTCGCCCTTCTCGCCAATCAGCAGCCCCAGAGCGAAGATAGCTGCGTCATTCTTCGGCGCGCGTCCGCCGTCGCTGATTTCCACGATGGTATTGATGGTGCGGGCAATGTCCGCCTTGGCACATTCCAGCACAGCCACGGCATTTTCAACCGTCAGTTTCTTTTCGCTCGCGTAGTAGCAGCCCTTCTCGGAACCGAGAATCAGAAAGCGATGCAGCCGCGTCCAGCAATCTACCTTCCAAGAGAACCCTCCGGCGCTGTTTGGAACCTGATTGCTACCGGGAATTGCTTGGCTCTGCGGAGTGACTTTCTTCGAGACGTGCTGGGCATAGGTCGCGGCCATCGCATTCCTCCGTGTGAAAAAAGGTGCGGGCAAGTTGGTTAGCTAGGGGGACATCTTACAAGGATAACCCTGGCCATCCGGCCCGCGTGTGAAAGTTGTGGGCAAAGTTGTGAGGCTGCGAATCGTGCGCTGCCGAAGCCCGCTTCCGACCTCCAGAAGGTAACGCAATCTCGTCCGGCCCACAGTCAGCTAACGTGGAATCGAACCACGGGCCTGATGCTCCCAAAGCACCCGCTCTACCATGCTGAGCTATTAGCTGAAAGGCGAGGGCAAGTTGATGCTGGACCGGCCGGTTTCAATTAGCAGAGAACAGTCCAGCTTCGGCCCTCATGTAAGATGATGTCGCTTACATTCATAGCACAACGGAGCGAGGCTAGCTAGAGTTGGTTCGCATTTTTTTCACCGCCGCGGGGGTGGGTGGGTTAGGGAGTTCCTCAACAAAAAACCGCCCCGCCGCCTGTTTAGATAGCCCGGATAGTTAGGCCAGGCCCAGACGGCGGGGAACGGGGAAACGCTATTCAGTGACGGTTGCCCGCCCCACTTTGTTGCCGTTAATGTCGATCAGCGGCCAATCTTCATCGTCTACGATCAGGCCGCAAGCCTCGATCGTTTTCGCCAGCTTGTTCAGGATGCGCACAACCTCGTCAACGCGCACGTGGTTGCATTCGTCCGGCTGGTCGTCGTCGCGGAAGGCGGCGTTGTCCATTTGGAGGGTTATGGTCAGGGTCATGTTAAGCGGCTCCTGCTTTGAGTGGTGAACGATAGCCTGGCGCATTGACGACCAGCCCTATAAGCAGGTCTATGTACTTCTGGCGGCATTCCAGCCCGCCTAGCTCCAGCGTCTCGGCGCACAGTGCCGGCCCAGCCATGAAGTAGGCGCGCCCAGATAGCCCGCGCTTTCGCAGCCGGTCTATGGTTTCGATTGCCTTTGCCTGCCCGACTACTTCGGACCATTGGCGCGGGCGGTAAGCCTCACTTAGTCGCATTGTCGTTTCCCCTGTATTCGCGGTAACTAACCGCTAGGCTGACTCTGCATTTATCCAGGCTTGTCACTGGCCCGATGTGGGGCTGCATTACGGCCGCAAAGAGGCCCCGGCCGCCAAGGGCACGACCGGGGCAAGGGTGAATCAATCACATCCAGCGGTAGTGCTGGCCATTGGTCGCCACATAGTCGCTGGTCGATCCAACTCGCCCGTCCAGAATCTCGGCGGCGATCTCCTCCTGGATGTCCACTGGCAGACTGTCCTCGGTCACGTTGACCCAGCAGTGGCCTTGTCCGCCGCTCTTGTCGTACTGGCAGCTATCCACGATTTCGTACAGCCGGTCGAGTCTGGTTTTGCTCGCAGTCGTCATTTTCATTCCCCTTTTTTCTCTCCCACTGATCCGCGTGGGCCGGTGCAGGCTTGATTGCCTTCCTCCAACCCCAGCCGCCGGGAACGATCCGGAGCGATTCTCTCCGGCTGGTGACGCCACTGTTTCCAGGTTGACCGCCCTGCCGTGGCCGCAGGGTGGGAGTGCGGGTTAGTCGTCAATCGTCCAATTTCCGAAGACCTCGACATCGCGGCCATCGTCATAGACGAATAGCTCGCACAGGTCTCCGCAGTAGTATCCCTCGGAAATGCAAAAGCGTATTCGCTCCCAAGCGTCATTTTCCAGTTGCTCAACAATCCGCTCTGCCTCTTCGTCGCTGAGCGTCGGCAGTCCGCACAAATCAAACCACCACGAAACGCGATGGCAGCAAATGTCATCGCGGCCCTCGACAATTCGGCCCCTGTGCTTCCTCCCTCGGATTTGCTTTAGTTTCGCACTCATTGATTCTCCCCATCGGTTTAAGCGCGGCCCTGGAAAAGCCGCATAGGTGTTTCTGCCGCAGACGTTGCGGCCGATGCCGGCCTGCCACGATGACAGGCCGCGCAGGGCCGAAACGGCGCTACATGGCGGACAGCACTTCAAGGGCCTTGGTCGGATAGTTGATTTCGCCCGCAGAGGAATTGGCGAACTCCTCGCTGTCCCAAATCTTCACGCACTGAGGGTGCAAATAGCCATCAGCCAGTACCCTCGCCCAGACGCAGTGCTTGCCGTCAGCAAACTCAACATATGCCGAGCCGCACTCGACGCAGACCGCTTGCCCAAAACGGTTGATAAAGACCTTCAAGATTGTGCCCTGCAATTCAGAGGCAACACGCATTTCAGATACTCCCAAATTCGTGATAGTCGGCCTGCCCTGGAAAAGCAGGAGAGCGATTGACACAACCGCTCGATTGCATATAGTAGGGTATCGACCACGGCGTTGTCAATACCCTACGAAAAGATTTTCCAAAATGGCACAAATTGCAGGGAAACTAGCGGTAAAAATCAAGTCGGCAGTTGAGCGAGACACTCGATCCATCTACGCGCTGGCCGCTGAAGCGGGCGTCAGCCGCAAGCAGCTCGGTCTATTCATGCGCGGTGAGTCCGATATGACGCTCACCATTGCCGCCAAACTGTGCGAGGTGCTTGGATTGGAATTGACAAGGAGGAAGTAGCTTATGCAGGTCGTGTACTTTTTGCATTGCGAGGCGATGCGCGCCGTCAAGATTGGAACAAGCGACGATGTGCGGCGCAGGATTCGGGAGCTGCAAACCGGCATACCTTACGCGCTGTCGCTGCTGGGGACAGTGCCAGCGGTTACGGGCCTGGAGAGGGCGATTCATGGCGAGTTAAGCGAAAAACGATTGCGGGGCGAGTGGTTCTCGATCAGCACACAAGAGGCGATTGGAACAGTCGAGCGGCTTAATGCGGCCATTGCGCTGGCCGGAGAGCGGCCAAAGCTATCAGACCTCGGCTATTGCGACGTTGACCAAAGCGGAGATTTATCTTGGGCGGGCATTATTCGAACAGCCGTCCGCAACAGCGACAAAACGCAGTACCGAACGGCGCTTGACGCGGGCATGGGCGAGACGCAACTGGCCCGCTTCATGGCAGGCACGCATGGGCTGAGCGTGTCATCGTTTGAGAAGCTGGCCGGTGTGCTTGGCCTGGAGCTGGTGGATAAGAAAATCCGGTAGTGATATCGCTTGGCGAAAAACGCGGTAAGTGACGGCCCGAAAGCGGCGTGCGAGCAAGCCGTCTCGCACTTGCTGCGGCAGCTCGCGCTAGCCGGCATGGGCGAAGTAGCTTCGGAGATAACACCAGCTAATTACGGAACCGCCCGTCGCGCTGTTGGCCTACTGGCAAAATGGCGGACAACCCTTCTGGATATGGTGGAGAGGATCAATAAAGAGGTCGAAGCGGGAATGAAGAGGGAGTTCCCAGACATACCAGACGGCCCGTGGTCGCCACCAGACTCCCCGGCAAGTTGGGCAAAGCGATTTGGCGTATCTTGGGACACTCTTAAGCGCCGTTTTGCTGACGGGACGATCCGGCACAAGAAGCTGACTGCAAAGAGTTACCGGATTCACTTGGACGATATGCCGTCCAAGTGAGCAGCAACTACGCATAAGTCCGCACAAGGCAGCACAAGTCCGCATACGTCAGCAGAAACGCCAGCCGGCAATTGTTTTCTCTGAGTTTGTTGGCGTATTCGAGCACGGGGCGTTTTGCCCCTTCAATTGTCGCTGGACGCGCACAGAATGAACGCAGCGTTGCAGTGCTCGTTCATTCCCAGTCACTCGTTAGCGCGGGTGACGCAGCGGCCCTAGATGGGCTACTGGAGGGCGACATGCGGTGGTTCCGCTTCGCACCAATATCGTGAGTCGGTATGGATGCCGACCGCGGGGCGGCCAGGTTAGGGGCAACCGGCCCTATATCCGAATGGCCCTGGGTTCAATTCCCAGCCGCTCCACTTGCCATTATGGAAGATTTGCAGTGTGAGGCAAGAAGGCTACTCGTTCTTGCCGTGCATCTGAGCTAGGGGCAATTGGCCGCGCTTGCCTTGTGCTGGCGCGGTTATGGCGGTGAGATTCAGCCGCACCCAATCCGATAGCGCTAGGCCGGTTGCCTTAGCGGCTTGCTCATAGCGAGCCTTCTCTTCGGGAGTAAGGCGGACTTCAAGATATTCGCTGCGGCCCATGCTAGGCCGACCGCGCTTGGCTTTGCTCATAGGTCAGCTTGTGATTGTTCCTCGCGAATTTCCGGGCGGGGCAAGTCAATCGCATCGCAATAACTGAGAATGGCGGCGAGTTGCGAATCTGCTGACATGCCGGAGGCGGCTCGAATATAGGCAGTTGTGTTTTTCATGCCGCTATTATCCGCACGCGGTCAACGAACCATCGCCAAGCCTGTTTGTCTAACCCATTGAGACGGAATGGAATCCCACGCGCTGACAGGCCCGCTTACAATCGAGCTTGACCCGCGAAAGCACTCATTGCGGTGGCATCGGACGCTAAAAGCCTACCGGACTACGAACGAAGCGATATCACTACCGAAAATCCGAAAATCTTAATTCGGCCACAAGCTGGACAGTTGGGATATTGGACTATTCCAGCGCTCTACGGCGCCCGTCTACCGTCGATAGTCGTACTGGTCACGCCGTCGAGCATCTACACAGCATGATCGAACGTTGATGGTGGGCTGTTGCGGGGTTGTTTACTGGCTGTTGCGTCGATCATGGCAGCAAGTAGACGCCCCCAACATGGCGAATCGACGTAAGTGTATGGCGTGTAAGTAGATGCGTTATGCGATAGTTGTTAGTGGGATACATGTTTGAACAAGTGTTATGACACCTGCGGCAAACTTCTCTTGAGCACCTTTCCACTGTCGAGCCGGTCGTAACTCGCCGCTGTGGCAGTGTTTACGTCGATGGCGTACACTGCGGATGCCACTGGGTTGATAGGGGCTATGGCCCCCCCCGGCGGCCGGCCGTACTTATGTTATATTCCCCTCCGACACTTTTTGCGCTATCTGGGACAAGTGGCCTGTAATGCGCCAGGATTGCTCAGGATCGACGTGGATGAAGTCGCTCGTCTGGATGCCACGTCTGCTGAAAGGTCGTCCTCGGCGCGCAGTGGTGCCAAATTTCACCGCATTTGTTTTCGCTGTTGCACTCAGCCATCGAAGGCTCCTCCAGCGCCCATGCAAAGTGAGTCCGCACGCTCGAACCTTTGCATAGAAACCAAACACCTGTGAACGGCTTTCCCGTCTTCTGTAGGTGATTTCTTTGGTGGCAGTCTTTTGCGTGGTTGTGGCGACCCGCTTTTACGGCGACTGCTTGTCCGGTGCCTCGTCTAACGCGGAGGCGTATGTCGAGTCAGGCGACTACTTTGCGCCGTTTGTTGTGTTGGTACTTGTTCCGCAGCTTTTTGAGCCGCTTGTTGGCATTGTGAATTGGGAATTTACGGCCTTGGTCATCAGTCTCGATGTGTTCGTGGCAGGCCCGGCAGATTGCAACCAGGGAGTCCTCGTGAATTCGTTTGCCAGCCAGCGTTTTGTGGTCGTAGCGACGGTGATGGACTTGGGTTGCCGGAGATGGGCAGGAGAAACAGGCGTATCCGGCACGGTAGAGAACCTGCTTGCGGATCGATGCCCAGAGAGGCGAGCGGAGATATTCGACGTAAGAACTGAATCCAAGACGCTTTAGAGTGGCGTCCCTCTCGGAGTAGCGAGAGAAGTCCGGTCGTGACTTGCCTTTACGCCGTTTTAGAAACACGCGAAGCCAGCCTTTCTAGGCCCGCTTCGTAAGATGAGCTATCGCGTGGATGATCCCAGCGCAAAAAAGGCCGGGCGTTTTAGATTGGTGATCTGTATAGGCCAACAGCCCCGCCCGGCCAAGAGAATTGGTCGCACGAACTGTTAGCCGCGCACAGAATCACCATCGCCATCTTTGGCATCCGGCTTATCAGAAGTCAAGCCACAAACCTCAAAGCTGCCGTCCGAATACTCGATGCAGTAGACTCCGGCTGGCAATTCGGATCGCTCGCTTACGGGCAGGCCGGTTAAGAAAAAGTGGCTGTCGTCGAAGCGGTTGTCTGGTACCGGCAGAAACGGGATTGTGCTTTGCCGCAGATGCTCCATCACGTCCGGCGCGACCCGGCTTCACCATCCGACCAGGGCAGGCGACGGAGTAAGTGCAGCCGTTCTTGTCGATGACGGGGATGCTGGGTTTGTCGCTCATCCACCTTCTCCCGCTACCTGCCTATCGGATGAACTACCTGAATACCGCCTTGGATTAGGCGAACCGCTCCTATTGTTGCCTTGCCGTCGATAACATCTTGGAGTGTTTCGTCGGACAGTCCCCGGCACGCATTAACGCAGGCCACGATCCTATCCCTCGCGTACAAGTTGGTTGGAAAAACGCGAAAACCCTTGCAGTCGTAGATGACTGGCTGTAAATGTTCTTCGCGGGGTTCCCACGGCTCATTGATTGGTAGGCTCATCCCCCCGGCTCCTGTGCCAGCCCATCCGCGGCTTGCTCCACCGGCACATGCGGAAACTGATCCTTCGGAATCACCTGGCCGGTCGCGGCGTCACACCACTTCCCGTCCTTGAAGATCAGGAATTGCTTGGCTGGCGGATTGCCGAATTGCTTGGAGGAATCTGGCGCTGGTTCGGTCATGGACATCTCCCATTCCACTCCGCTGGCAAATCGTTCGCTAGTTTATCACGCTGCTTGCGAAACTCACACAACTCGGCCTCTAGGTTCTCGATGCTCCGGCCCAGTAGCCCAAGGCACTGTTGGCGGGACATATCGACGGACGCCACCTCGCCATTGTGGTAGCACAAATCCTCCATCAGCTTCCCGCATATTGGGCAGGCGTGGACGATGTAGGCGTAGGCGTCAGTCATTTCCAACCCATGCCTCCTGCCTGACGCTCGTAATCAAGCTATCCTCGCCCAAATAAACGGTGACTCGCCATAGAATCGCGTCGGTCGTTTCCTCTCCCTGGACCACGCGAACCCACGACGGCCTGAGTGCCGCCACAAGGTTCAGCGCCTTCTCGTCCCAAGGCTTGCCAGTCAATTCGGGCAGCACGCCGATGCTTCCACCGCGCATACGGGCAGGCTGCTGAAAGCTCGCGCCGTGCCGGTTGACGTACTTGCGGAAGGCGCACACGGATTTCGGCAGGATCAACGTACTCATTCGACCTCGCTCACTTCCTCCAACGCCGTTTCCTCAATCTGCCCGCCAAAGTACAGGATGTGGCCCAGCATCTCCTGATGTAGCTCGAAGCTGCACTGAGGACAGAGCGCGGCTTCGGTCGGCTCGATGGTTAGGCTGCCGTAGGTGACGAGGACGGTGGCCGGGGATGGGCAGTTGGTGCAGGTCATTCGTCCCCCAATGCCTGAGTTGCCAGCACGTCACGTTCGTAGGACGGGTCCAGCGGCCTGCGCGGTGCTTCTTCGTAGAATCCGACTCTTGGCAGCGAGGGATGAATTACCGCGAACTCCCACATATTGCTAGGTGCATTGAACGTCATGTGGTAGATCGTGCAGCCCGCCAGTTCCGGGCGATACTTCTGAATCAAATTGCTGACGGCGTTTTCAAGCCCAGATGGATCGTCGCGCGATTTCAGTATCTCGAACACAGCCCGCTCGATGAGCATATGCTTGGCCGTCACGTAGAAGACGGCGCGGCCCTCGTGAAAAACATACTCAGATTTGATCCAGCTCATTTAACCCTCAGTAATTCAGGTCCAAACAACCGAACTCGCTCCCATGTTTTTGATGGCGTGATGCGAAATGTCCTTACCACGAAATCAACTCCATGCTTTGGATCGTGCTGCTGCCAGAGACAGCGAGCGGTCTTACCTTGCAGCAACTCCGTTACACCTGTCCTCTCGCCAATCTTCGTCCACGGAATCATGGACCAAATGCACATTCCGGCTCTTGGCTTCGGATAAATCACAGCCATCGGCAGTGCGAAAAGGGCAACGAAGAATGTGCGGCGGTTCATTTCTTTTTTAAACCTCTCTTGACCTTGCGTTTTATAGCTACCCTCTTCTTTCGAGTGCTAATAGCTCTATTTAATTTCGAGAATCTTAATTGGCAAATCGTCCGAACAAACGCAATCTCGGACAAGAGTTTTTTGCAGTCCGCGGTATGGCTTGCTAAAGCCTCGTCGGTGCGTTTAATCCTGGCCAGCATTGCATTTTCCAGCACACTCAGGTCTCGATACGAAGGCTTCTCCTCAAAGGATGAGACGGACGAGGAGAGCGATGAGATAGAGCGATTGATTTCCAGTAAGTCTTGAGAGAATCTGCGCACATCGGTAAGTTTTTTCAGGACGTTTTTTGTTTCTTCGATATTCGCTATAAGTCCCCCAATCGCCTGACGAGTCCACGTGTCGCAGCCGATTAGATTGCTGATTTCATGGGCGAGCTGAACCGCATCGCTTGTAACAGGCGGTGTGTATTGTGCTTTTGGCGTTGCGCAGTACAGGCAAAGCCTTTGTTCTTGGCCGTGCACGCACAATGGGATCTTCGCAGTGTCATAGATCATGCTACCGGCACCTCAACCGGCACCTCCGCGAAGCTCACCGGCTCGAAAAACGCCGTAATCAACCGATCGTCTCGGTGAAACTCAAGCCAGCCGGTCTCGTCCTTCGACACGCAATCGGCTTCGACCGTCACGTGGGTTCCACCGGAACCAAGGACTTCGTATTTCCGAACGACCTTCGCGATTTTGGCCTTACTCATTTTGGTTTCCTTTCAAAAAGTAATGGATCAACCCTGAGACTCCTCTGCCAACGTGTACCAGAACTCATGCACGGCCTGAACGCTGCTGATTTTGGCCTTACCCACTAAGGTCCGCCGGGCGGGTACTCTTCGCGTGCTATCGGGAAATGTGTGGGTGCTCATAGTCATTTTCTGGAGTTCTCGCGTATCCAAGCGTGGATGCTCTTGCGGTCGTACCTGCCAAATTCCGGTGGAACAATAGGGGCGGCTATGCGGCAGGTGTCGATTATCTCGCGGCAGATTTGGTCTGGCAGGTCAAACCACTCGCCTTTGACGTGATACTCACGCAATCCTTCGATGAACAGTGTTTCCGCCTTGCGGCAGTACCACCATCCGCCGAAGTGCAGTGTTCCGAGCAGGCGCACTTGAGTTCCTGGGAACGGCGGCAGGTCTTTGGTGAAGTGCTTGAATCGCTTTGTAATATCGGTCGCGTAGCCAATCTTCACGACAGAGTGCGATTCCGTCGTAAACCTAATGAAATAAACGCACGTGACACCTGAACTGTCTGCTGCATCAGGCCCGACTCCAGCTTCTCGGAATTCGTTTTTGACGTAGTTCCTGACCTGAAAATGCAGGTCACGGAAGCTGCCGCAATAGGTCATCCTCGGCTGCGATTCGCCATTGGTTATTGCATCGAGAATTAGCTTTGACGCAGTGCTCATTCCGGCTCACCTCCCAGGAGGTCGATGAACTCCCGGACGGCCTCCACGCTGGAGTGACGCACGTTGGCGATGATGACGCTGGGCAGCTTTATCATCCGCTCAGGATCACCGTGAAACGGAACACCGTTTGTGGCCCAGCGGCGAAGCGCCCAAGACGCGCGACGAATCGGCATCTCTTGCTGTCGTGAAAGCTGGCTCATGGTGAGCAGCGTTTCGCCTTCCCAAGAACGGGTGGCGATTGCCGTGGCGCGCATGGTGATGTTGTAGCTTCCGATGGCACGCCCGAAACAAAGCCTTCCTGGCTTCCGTGATTCTACCAAGCTTCCGTGTGCGACCGCAAGTATCTCCCACGCGATACGGAAGTTCTCATGGCCGATCCAGTTACCCAAGTTGACCCGGCAGCCGCGCCGCCTCCTGCAGCGCCGCAACTATCGCCCGGTCAAAAGCTACTGCAAGCCGCACCGCTGGAACAGCAGCCGCCGGTTGAGACTCCGCCGCCCGCCGAACCGCCGTCCCTCTCGCCACGCCTTGCCAAGCTGAAAGACGAATTCGGGTTCGAGAACGTCGCCGACGAAGGCGAGGCGTTCGACCGGCTGGTGGACTACACGAAGAACCTGAAAAACGAGTTCAGCGCCCAGCTTCAATCGGCGATTGCGGAACTGAAGCAGACCCAGCCGACCACGGTTGCCCCGCCTCCGCCGACGCAAGACGCCAAAGGCAAATGGACTTGGGCACCACCCGCAGTTGACCCCACGATCGTTTCGCAGTTCCGCACCGCCGATGGCTGGAAGCCGGAAACGCCAGCCGACATCAAAGCCGCCGCCGAAGCCCGTCAGGCATATCTCGACAGCTTCGCCCGCAAGTTCGTGAACGATCCGGCCGGAACACTCAGGCCGCTCTTGGAAGACACCTTCGGCGAGTTCTTCGACCAGCGGTTCGGTGACATCGCCTCGCAGCAGCAGCAGCAGTCGTATCAGCAGCAGGTGTTTTCCGAGAATCCCTGGCTCTGGGAAAAAGACCCCGTATCTAACCAGCCAAAAATCGGCGTCCTCTCGCCCGAAGGGCAGTTGCTCAATCAGCACTTCGTCGAAGCCGAACGCAGCGGCATGAGCTTCGATATGGCCTGGAAGTATGCCCATGCGATGCACACCGCGGCGAAGCTGGCCACTCAGAACAAGACCGACGCCTCCTCGCAGACGGCCGCCGAAGTCAACGCCCAGCACAAGGCCGACATGCTGGCCCGCGCCGGCAGTCCAGCGCCGAGTCGTGGTGCGAGTCTGCCAGCGCCAGCCGCGCCGAACCAGACCCAAAACCGGCACTTGAGTTTTGGCGAACGCTTCCGACAGAACGCCCAGCGCAACGGCGTGCCGCTTCACCCACTTGAATCAGCCTAGCCCGGCGCGCCAGCGCCGCATCACCAAGTAAGGAACCGAAACCATGACCGGCGTGACCTACCAGGGCTACACCAATACCGATTGGGCGCGTACCGCCGCAACCACGCTTGCCGATCACATCCGCGACGAGGAGCAGGCGTGGATGAAGAACTACCAGCTCGGCGCGCTGCTCGAAGCCAACGGGCGCATTTCGTACAACCACGGCGGCCGGGGCATGACCTGGCCAGTGCGCTATCGCAAACACGCGATGGAAGGCAACACGGGTGAAACGCCACGCAACTTCGCCCGCAAGAATCTGTGGAAGGTCGCGGCCCTTCCCAACAAGCGCGGCTATCAGGCGACCGACAGCATCAGCAAGGGCGAAATGCTGGAGAACCGTGGCGAGCCGGCCATCATCAAACTCTTTGACGACTTCGTGGAACGCATCAGCGAATCCATGAAGCAGGGCGTCGGGCCGGAGTTCTACATCGACGGCAACGCCACCGGCAACGAGCAATCATGGCACGGATTGGAATCGGCCTTCGGTGCCACGCAAACCGTGACCGCCGGGACCGCCGGCGCAGTGGCCCGCACAGCGAACGCCGCCGACTTCGTGGGCTACCCCAACGATACCTACGCCGAGCTATCGACGGTCCTTGGAAACGAAGGCGGCGAAGGCGATCCAGTGGCTACCTGGCCCAACGGCGTCAACGACCCAGAGTTCGATTTCTGGTCGCCGCTGCTGGTGAACTATACCTGTAGCGGATTCAGCGGTGCCGCCGACACATGGGCCGCGCAGGGCGATGAAGCGCTGCGGTTCGGCATCATCCACGGCCAGCGCAACAGCCTGCAAGACGGGCAGATGACCAACGTGCTGCTCGACCGCAACTTGTATTTCCAACTGCTCAACCTGATCGACAACAAAGAGCAGATCAACGTCAACCGTGGCGAGGAATGGACGCTGGTGCGCCTCGGATTCAAGAACGTCATCGGCTTTGACGGCATCGAGGTCTCGTGGGAGACAGGCATTCCGGCGAACGTCGGATACGGCCTGAACTACAAGAACATCGAACTGCGATGCATGGAAGACACGATCTTCAAGAGCGAAGGTCCGTTCTACGACGAGCACACGCAAAATTACAACGCCGTTGTGTACACTCTTTCTAATATTAAGCTAAATTCACCAAGGAACTTCGTTAAATATCTGACCTTGGCATAACCATGTTTGACATAAAGCGGGCCAAGTGATTGTTACTCACCTGGCCCTACTAAGCACCCTATTAGAGAGGATGCAAAGCGATGGAGATGGTATCACGTAAATGCTGTTCGTGCAAACAAGACTTCGATGAAAGTGAATTCATAGGTAAGAACGGACGAACGCGGTATCCGCACTGCCTGGAGTGCAGGAACAAGAAAAGCAGAGACAGCCACCACCGAAGAAAACACGGCGACAAGCATAGGAAGTACTTAGAGGCAACGCGAGAGAAACGAAACAAGTACTGCCGCGAATGGTACGAAGCAAACAAGGAAACAGAAAAAGCTGAGCGTATAAAGTACTACAAGAAAAACAAAGACTTGATCCTCGCAAGATCAAAACAATGGTATGCACAAAACAAACGCCAGTACCGAGATTTATCACTCCAGAGGCGATTCGGAATAACGATCAAACAGTACGAAGAAATGCTCGCTTCACAAAACAACTCATGTGCCATTTGCAAGACGCCGCAGGGCGACATAGCGCTCGCCGTCGATCATTGTCACACGACCGGCAAGGTTCGTAGCCTCTTATGCTCAGACTGCAACACCATGCTTGGACTTTGCAACGACAACACGACCGTACTTCAAAGTGCCATCCGGTACTTAGAGAACCATTAAACCAACTCACCTTCGGCACTTTGCGCCCAAGAGGACACTGAAATGATTATCAACGATCTCCCGTGCCCAATCGGCGAATCACTCGCCGGTAAGGACGCCGCCGGCACTCTGGTAAACACCGACAAGTGCGGTCGGCCGTATGTGATCCCGGCAAACCGGATGACGGCTCTGCTGCGAGGCAATAAGCAACGCTTCACAGGCAAGCCGTTGATCGGCGCGCTGATGCGGAACACGTCGGGCCTGACGATGCTCGGCAAGCGCTTGGTGCAGATTGTCCGGGCCGCCGGATACACCATGACGCAGGAGTTCGACGGCTACTCAGCTACCTTGGCGAACAAGGGCGTCGGCTTGCTCGACCCGTATCTGCCCACGACCGGCGTGGTGGACGACGACATTGCCTGGGTGTTCTTCGGCGGGCCGCTGCCCTGCTTACTGCCTCTGGTTGCATCGGACCATACGGCGGATATCGCAGTTGGCGACGGCCTCGTGGCAGCCACCGGCACGACCACGGGCGTCACCACCAGCGGACGCATCACGCACGTTCGGTTTGTGAACTCGACGGTCGGCGGCACGCAAGCGTCGCTGAACGCCTACGACATGAGCGTGGGGCTGCTGGGCCGGGCAATGAGCGCACGGACCTCGCAAGAGACGACCGCCGGAGCCGACCTGCTCGTAGACTTTTTCATCAAGTATTGGTAGGAGCCTCAGTCCGACAATTCAATGTGCCACGACCAGTATGGTGGGAGTGGCCGCACGATTGTGATGCTCGCTTCACGGTGAGCCATCGCGTGGGGCCGGATGTGGAACCATACACCACATTCGGCTTTTTTTATGAACTGAATCTAATGACAAAGATTCCCGCACTAAGACTTAAAGTTTTCATCGCGCACCCGTCCTACGGCGGAAATGGCGGCGTGTCCTCGGAACATCCCGACATCCGCGAGTGGGAAGTCGAAACTGCCCTGAAGATGCGGGCCGATCCGCGCGTCGAGTCGTTCTGTACGGCGACGATTGCAGATACTCCAGTGACGATGGTTAGAAACGAGTTTGTGCGGCTCGCGAGGGAAGCTGGCTGCGACCTTTTGCTATTCGTTGACAGTGACCAATCGCCAAACCTGCATAAGAACGAGCGCTGGTTCAAGCCATTCTGGGACGAAGCGTTCAACTTCATCTACGAGCGCTATCTGAAAGGCCCGCACGTCGTCGTCGCGCCGTACTGTGGCCCGCCAAGCGGTGTGGAAAATGTCTACGTATTTAAGGCTCAAGGGCTTGGCAATCACTCCCAGGAAACGGCGTGGAAACTAGACTCCTACAGCCGAGACGAAGCCTCGATGATGACCGGCATTCAGGAGTGTGCCGCTGGACCGACAGGCATGAGCCTGTGGGACATGCGGATATTCGATCTGGTTGAGCCGGTAGCAATGTCTAAAGAGTCAGTTCTGGATGCGATCTTCGCCGGCCAGATGACGAAAGAACAAGCGCTGTACGCACTCCGAGAAGGCATATTTTACTACGAGTGGGAAACCCAGTTGGCCAATCAGAAAGCCAGCACCGAAGACGTGACGGCCACCAGAGACATCGCCTTAGCCGGCTTGGCGAAGCTGGGCTACAACCCGCTGTACTGCGCGTGGGACTCGTGGATCGGGCATCACAAGCCCTGGAACGTCGGCAAGCCGCAGCGGTACACGCTGCAAAACGTCAATGCCTCCTATCGCAAGGCCGTGTTGGATAACGTGGACGGTCGCGAACGAATCGTTGACCTGACTCCGCAAGGTGGCGATCCGCTGTCGAAAGAAATCCGTGCATTGCAGGCGGCCGTCGAGGCCGAGTTTCCGGCAACAGCCGAGCGGATGAATGGCCATAAGGGCAACGGTTCTGTCGTTAAGCACGAACACGGAAAGCTGATGCGGGAAACAAACGGACCTTGGTTCGTTCACGGAGGCGCACCGCCAGAGCAACTACTGGCCCTTCAAGATCAAGTGCGTTCTCACGGCCATTGCTTCAGGCGACCTATGCGGATTCTGGAAGTCGGCACATGGCTCGGCGGAACTGCTATCGCGATGTCTGATGCGATGATCGGAACATGCGTGCATTGCGTCGATACGTGGGAAGGCTCGCCGACAGATTGCACCGGCGAGTGCGCGAAAGAAGCGGGTGGGGCAGATGCGGTATTTGAAGAATTCAAGAAGCGTATCGGCCAACGACTAGACAAGACGATCTTTCCGTGGCGCAAGTCGTCTCTGGAAGCCGCCGCTATGGAGTGGCAGCCGTTTGACATCATCTTCATCGACGCCGAACACACCTACGAAGCCGCTAAGTCGGACATCCTGGCGTGGTGGAAGCATCTACGTGAAGACGGCGTGATGATTGGACACGATTACGAAACTAGCGGCTGCATGGGCGTGACCAAGGCCGTTAAGGAAGTTTTCGGAGATTCCGTGGAGACGTTTGGTTGGGACGCTCAGGGCGCGATGTGGAAGGTTCGCAAGACCGACTACCCGAATATGGATGCACTCGCTGAGGAGTATTTCCGTGACGCCGCGTCAGTTAGCTAAGATCCCGACCGGAATGAAAGTGTGCGGGAAGTGCCAACGGGAACTTCCCAAGAACACGGACTTTTTCGCCCGTGACCAAGAGAAGGAGGATGGATTCAAAAGCTGGTGCAAGGTGTGCCGGAAAGAGAGTCGCGACTTAGCCAAGGCAAAAGAAGCTGCTGAGGTTTTGAAGACGCTCGATATGGGCATCTTGAGGAACTTGGCCGAAGCAAAGCCTGGAGGAACAACCGTTCCGCACGTCGCTGAGATTTACCAGAACGTGATGGCTCTGCTCGGCGGAGTTCAAGGGTTCTCAATGCACCTTGTTGCCAATTTGCACGCCGCCCCACCCGGAGGGCAAATCCGACAACGAATACTCCACGACGTTCTGAAGATGGGAGAGGCGGTATCGGACTCCAACAAAGTGTCGATGCCGGCAGAGCTAATGAGCGATGACGATTTGGAAACCGAAATCAAACGCCGCGAGGACCGGATGAAGATTGTGTCCGGCAAGTTCACCGAAGTAACTGACGATGAATCCGACCAACAACCCGAATCAGGACGTGACGCGGTTGCTGGATAGCGCCAGCGGCAAGGTCACAGACTGGGAGAAGAAACAGCATCGCAGGCTGGTGGCGGAGAAGCTGCGCCGTGAGTGCGAGGCGTTGCGGGTGTACGAACCGCTGCCGTTCCAAGAAGAATTCCATCAATGCACTACCCAACAAGCTCTGATTCAAAAAGGGAATCGAGTCGGCGGAACCCTGTCGCTGATGGTCGAGGTGGCCCGCGCATTCACGGGGCAAGACCCATTTAATAAGTACCCCAAGCGCGGCGGTCGGATTGTGCTGCTGGGATACGGCGAGAAGCACATCGGCCGCGTGTTCTACGACAAACTGTTCCGGGCCGGGGCGTTCAAGATTATCCGCGACAAGGATACCGGCAAGTGGCGCGTCTATCGCCCGTGGTCCGACTCTGACCGGGAAGCGGAAGTCAAGCCGGCCCCGCCGCTGATTCCGCAGCGGTTTATCGAAGGCAAGATTTCCTGGGAGAAGCGTTCCGAGCGGGTGTTCTCCGTCGTGCGATCCACGCTGGACTGGGAAATCTACGCCACCAACAGTGCCGGCGATCCCGGTCAGGCACAGGGCTTCAGCGTCAATCTGTACGGCATCGACGAAGACCTGGCGACCAGCGGTTGGTACGAAGAAGCCGTTGGCCGTATCGCGGACTGCGGCGGCCTGATTCGCTGGTCGGCTTTGCCGCACGCCAAAAACGACGACCTGATGCAGCTCGTTTCGCTGGCGGAAAAAGAAGCGGATAAGCCAGACCCCACGGCCGTCATCATCCGGGCGTCGATCTTCGACAACAAGTACCTGCCCCGACACTCAGTCGATAAGTCAGTCACGGCCTGGAAATCTCAAGGCGACGACATTTACCGCAAGCGGGCGCTGGGTGAAATCAACATCAACTCCACGCTGATGTATCCCTCGTTCAGTAAGAACGTGCATGACGTGATGACCAGCCCCACGCTTGTCGAGGATCAACAATACCTGGCCGCCAATAACGGCAAGATTCCCGACGACTGGACAGCGCCCAGAATTCTCGCCGCCAGAATGGGCGAGCCGCCCGACGATTGGACCCGGTACGTCAGCATCGACCCCGGTTCAACTGTCCTGGCGATTGAATTCCTGGCAGTACCACCGGAGCAACTTGGCGACCAGATTTTCCTCTACGACGAATCGTATATTCGTGACCCGTCAGTTCCGACAGAGGCATTCGGAGATGCCATGCAAATGAAATGCTCGGACAGGGTAATCCAGGCGTTCATTTTCGATATGCACGGCGGGAGGCTCCGCAGCATCGCTACTGGCCAGCAGCCGGTGACTCAGTACCAAAGCGCCTTGGAAGTTCGCGGCGTCAAGTCTGTGGCAACCGGCCACGGTTTTCGTCACGCCTTTGACGACCGCAAACAACGAGAAGAAGACATGCGCTCGGCGCTGGCCATTCGCCGAGACGGTCAGCCAAGGCTGATGATCGTGGCTGGCAAGTGCCCCAGCTTCGTGTGGGAGATGGAGCGTTTCAAGAAGAAGGTCGTCAAGCAGTGGGGCAAAGAGGTTCCCATTGACGAAGGCGACCGGCGCGTAGGAACGCACGCCATCGACGCCATAGAAGGCGCTATCGCACTGGACCTCCCATATATCAAGCCACGGAAGCAATCTCTGGTGGCTGAATACATCAACCACTTCAAGTCGTGGGGTGATCGAATGCGTCGCCGAGAAAATGGCCAAGCCGGCGAATCGCAACACATTTCACTTGGCCCCATTGGAGTTGAATCGTGACCGCTACCGCCGAAATGCCAGCCAGCCCCGTGACCAACGTATCCAAGCTGACAGTCAAAGAACAAGCCGAGGCTGATCTGCGAACCAGGGCCGAGGCATACGTGATGCCCAAGCCGCAGAAGGGTTCTGCTGTCCTGTGGTATCCACACGCCAGCAAGACCGATAGCCCCGAAGTCGGCTTCGTCTGGAAGTCCGGGCATCGCAACATCGTCGTGCAACTGATCGCCGGGACCGTCAAGGAAACCGTGCGGCATATCGACGACCCCAAGCTGCAAATGGGAACTTCGCAGCGCGAGAACGGGGCGTGGGATTTCACCGACAAGGACAAGGCTGACATCAAACGCGACGAGAGGCTGACTGCCCTCGAAGCCAAGTTCACCGAACTGGAAGACCTCGTTTCCGGTGGCAAGAAAAAGAAGCCTGAGTAATGCCCAAGAACGCGGACCTAACATCGCATCCGAGCAGAGACAGCAAATCATGCACTGTCTGTAAGTCCGTGAAGCCGCTGACTGATTTTGTCTTAGACAAGACTGCCAAGACAGGCAGAAAAGCTGCCTGCCGAGAGTGCTACAGAATTTACCAAGCAAATCGCAGGAAAACTAATCCAGAAGCAGTCAAAAAAGATCAAGCTAGATACAGACTACGGAACAGGATGCAGTGTCTCATTAGTAGCCGTCGCGCAACCCTCAAGAGGCGCTATGGAATAACCATAGAGCAGTATGAGGCGATGCTCGCATTGCAGGGAGGGTCGTGTGCAATTTGCCGCAGGCCAGAGACATACCCAGGAAGAAAAAGCCTATCAGTCGATCATTGTCACGCAACAGGGGTGGTGCGAGGTCTGCTGTGTAATCACTGTAATAGGGCCATCGGGTTTCTGAGCGAGAACTACCAAGTCGCTCAGCGCGCGGTTGACTATTTGCGGTCCTCAATGGAGGGCGTAGCAAATGCGTGAGATAACGTCGCATCCGATGCGCTCGATTTGTGACGCTTGGCTGGCGAAAATCCAGCTTGCGCTCAAGGTCCGCCATGAGAAGTTCGGCAGCAGCGCCGAAGAATGCTCGCGGTTCTACGACGGCAATACCAACTGGATGTGGGACGACAAATACTCCCGCGGCACCAGCGGATTTCTCGACAAGGAAGGGGGCGTGCTGCCGACATTCCGCGTCACGATCAACAACGTGTTCAAGGCCGTCGCCCTGTTCGGGCCGGCGCTGTACCACCAGAATCCGACCGTGCTGGTGTCGCCGCTGCCACGCGACCAGTACCCGCCGGAAGCATTGGGCATCGACCCCAACGATCCTTACGGAATGCAGCAATACGAACTGCTGGCAATGGAGGAGGATCGGGATTGGAAAACACAAGAAGCCTGTGCCTCAGTCAAGAGCCGCTACATCAACTGGATACAGCAAGAGACGGACAAGAAAACGCACGCCCGCCGAGCCATCACGGAAGCCATCGTCGCTGGCGTCGGCTATCTGGAAACGACCGTCTTCCAGCCGCCGGCCAGTCAGATCGTCATGCCCCGCTCGACCTACCTCTCCTGGTGGGACGTGGCGCTCGATCCCGACGCGGACTACTACGAAGACTTGCAGTGCATCTACATCCGCCGGGTGCAGCCGGTGAACCTTGCCGAGCGACGGTTTGGTTTAGAGCCGGGCGACCTCAAGGGGCACATGCAATCGTTCGAGGCGCAGGCCAGCCCGTCAGCCAAAAAAGAGGCCAAGCAAAACCGTAATGGCCGGACGTTCGACCTGATTGAATACTGGGAAGTGTTTTCCAAGAACGGCTTTGGAGACAAGCTGCACGACGAAACCAAAAAAGAGCACGACTTCTATTACTCATCGCTGGGGGATTACTGCTGGATTGTCGTGGCGAAAGGAATTCCCTACCCGCTCAACTGCCCAACGAGCGTGCTGGCTGAAAATGACGCTGAGGCCATGAAGGCGATGGTGCAGTGGCCGGTTCCGTATTGGAACGATCAAGGCGGCTGGCCTATCTCGCGGCTGACGTTCTACGAGAATCCGAAATCGGTATGGCCCGTGAGCCTGTTCAAGCCGGCCATCGGCGAGATGCGGTTCGTCAACTGGTGTATGTCGTTCCTGGCAGACAAGGTGGCGTCGAGTTGCACGACCTACGTGGGCATCCTCAAGGCCGCTGGCGCACAGATTCAGAAACAGATTTCCGGCACCAGCACGCCGTTCACCGTTGTCGAAATTGCCGAAGCGCTGGGAATTAAGAGCATCAACGAGGCGATTTCCTTCATCCAAGCCCCTAATTTCCCCGGCGACATCTGGAAGATGTTGGCGGAAGTCAGTCAGGAGATTGACGAAAAAACAGGCGTCACGGAACTGCTGCAAGGCTTGACCAGCCACGCGATGCGCAGCGCCGCCGAAGCTAACATGAAAAACGAGCGGGTGTCCGTGCGACCCGATGACATGGCATCCCGCACCGAAGATTTCCTGAGCGAAGTGGCGGTGCGTGAGATTCAGGCCGCCCGTTGGTTCTGCGAGGTCAATGACGTAGCACCGTGCGTTGGCCGGATGGGTTCGATCATCTGGCAGAACTATGTGCTCTCTCAAGACCCGGACGAAGTGGTGCGCGGCTTCACCTATCGTGTGGAAGCCGGTTCGACTCGCAAGCCGAATAAGCAAACCAAGATTGCCCAGCTCACGGAACTGATGCAGTACATGCCCACGGCGTTCCAGACGTTCGCTGCTTCTGGGAATGTCGATCCGTACAACGCCCTGATGACGGAATACTGCAAGGCCAATGACATGGACCCGCAGCCGTTTCTCGTCCAACCGCCGCAACAGGAAGGCCCGTCGCCAGAGCAGCAAGAAATGCAAGCGGAAATGGAGTTTAAGATCGCGGAGCTTCAGTTAAAGGTTCAGGAAATGGAAGCCCGGCTCGGCATGGAATCCAGGGCGCAGGATCAGGAATTGGAACACGAACGAGAGATGCACAAGCTCGACATGACCGCCAAGCGGGAAATGTTGACGCTAAAGAAGAAGGAATCAAAGGCCAAACAGCAGGCCACTAAATCCAACGGTAAAGCCAAAGCAGGAGCAAAGCGATGACGCCTGAACAAAAAGCAGCCGCCGACAAAGCCAAAGCCGATGCCGAACGCCAGGCGCTCAACGACGCCCTCAACGTCGATTGGGACACGTTGGAGGGAAAGTTGAACACCAAAGTCAAGGTGTTTCTGGAACACTTGGGACGCCACGTAAAGAACGGCAACGCCGAATCAACCGCAGAGGTCACGGTCAACGACAAGCCTTACTACTTCACACTGTCGATGCGGGCTAAGGCACCGCCTGAGCCAAAGAGGTTTCCCCGGTTCGTGATGTGGGAAGGTAATAAAGTCTCCTTTGCCTTCACCGAACTAGAGCGTTCGACATTCCTCGACGCCAATCCGACCTGCCAGTACGCGCAGATTCCGCAGGAGTAAACGTGAGCGGCATTTCCAGAGAAGTCCGATTAGAGCAACTGCAAGCCGACGCCGATGCGTGCGGTCCTGCTGCTCGTGCGCTCTTCAACCGCCTGATTGCTGAAGGTAAGACGCACGAAGCCGCCGCCATGTACGCCTGCCAGCAAGCGCCGGGGGCCAGAAACACCGACCGGGCGTTCTGCCAGGGGGCACAGCGCCAGATGGAATCCATGACTCCGATCAACCGCGATGCCATTCAGCGGATTGCCAAGCGGGCCGGAATTGCCACGCAAGGCAAGTTCTATAAAGGTTCGCTCGGACGGTACGACGATCCGGCAGCCTGGGTGAGCTGCGCCCAAGACGTTGTGACCGCCACCAAAGCCAAACGACTCGACATCGACGGCGTGGTGAAATGCAACGGCGTGATCCGCGACGACCTGCCGCCACCGCCAAGTACGCCGCTGGCCCCTGACCTCGTGCAGAGCCTAGCGGCGGACTACATCACCAGCGACCCTGCTCTGGCTGAGAAGTGCCGCAAGAGCAAGCACGCTCGGATGGAACTGCGGGAGAGAATCATTGAAACGCATGGCCGCAAAAAGCGCGTCAAGAAACCTAATCGTCTGGTGAAATAGTTTCCACAATCACAGGAATAGCATCGGCAGGAATTGGACAAGCCTCATGCGAACCGTTCGGCAAAGGAAAGTTGTTTTCAGCGGCGCGACACCACGCGACGAACGTGGGGATCGTCCAGCGCTTTCCGTTGCGCTGTTTGAGTCCAATGCTATTGCAGTATTGGGATGCCTGAGTGTAGCTGAGTTGCCCTTGGCATTTAATGCCCACCAGTTCGCGAGCGAGGCGACGGGCGGCGTTGTCGGGGACCAGATAGCGCTGGTGAGTGGGGATGCCTGGCACTCGCACGACACGGTGCTTCCAGCCGAGAACGGGTTGGGTGAAGGGGCGACCCAGACGTTTACGGTGGGCCTTGCTTTCGCGCCCTCGGCGGCGAATTTCCTTGACCTCCATCTCCTTTACAAGTGCCAGCACTTTGAAGCAAAAGTCGCCAACGATGGTCGTCGTGTCGATGTCGGTGTCGAGGATGATAAGACCTACTTTCATCCCGCGCAGAAGTTCGAGTGTTTCGCAGACATCGACGATGTTGGCAAAAATCCGGTCGTAGTTCGACACGAGAATGATGTCGCCAGGCTGGCTGGCGGCCAACACCAAACTGCCAGAGTGGCGCTGGTGGAACTTGCTCACCCGGCTAGTCGCTTCGTCTGCCAGGAACCCACCCCACCGGGCATCGGCCAGGGCCGGCTTGATGCGTTTGAAAGCGTCGAAGGCGTCCCGAACTTTTGCTTCCTGTTGGGATGTGGACAAGCACTGTGCGTCAGTCGAAGCGCGACCGTATCCACGAATTGTGACCATGACAAAACCCCTTGTAGTTTTGACCCTGAAAGGAAATAGCGGGGCGGAAGCCGGTCAAGGTATTCCGACGTTCGGTTGCGAACCTATCCGCCCGATTGAATATTGTAGTGGCCTATGGCAGTAATTCAAAGCGGAACCGATATTTTTACCTATAGCGATGCCGTCCAGCAAACGCTCGACGCGCACGCGCTGGGACGAACGCCCACGAACGAACGCCACGCCCGCTCCGCCATCCGCCGCGCCTATCGAGACCTCCCCAACAAGCACGCCTGGAACTATTACTACCGCCAGCGATTACTGCAAACCGTCGCCGACTATGCGACCGGGACTGTCGTTTTCGATTTCACAGGCGGGGCACACGAACGGATGCTGACGCTCACCACGGGAACCTGGCCCTCGTGGGCAGCCTACGGCCGCGTCATCATCGACGACGTGCATTACGAAGTGGACGACCGCAAATCGGACTCCATCATCACGCTCACGGAAACCAGCAACCCCGGCGCTGACGTAGCCTCGACAACCTACACCATCTACCGCAATTCCTATCCGCTGCCGGCCGTGTTTGGAGTCATGGTCGGGCTATGGGAAATTGGTGATCGGCTGCCCATCCACTTCGTAGATCAGCGGAACCAACACCAGTCCCTGCAAGAGTTCTACGAGAATCCTGGCACTCCCTGCCACGCCACGATCAGGGCCACCGGGAAATATCTAAGCGGGCAGGAGATTGTCTTTGGTCCGCCGCCCTCTGAGGCGCTGACCTACGACATGCTGTTCCAGTCGTACCCCCGCCCTCTGAACATCGAGGAATACAGCAACGCCACGGTGTCGATTACTTCCGGGGCGGCAACGGTCACAGGGGCCACTGGCGTCGTATTTCCGACTACGTGCGCCGGTTCTGTGATTCGCTTCTCTTCTGGTGCGGTAAAGCCTACCGGGCCTCTAGGCGCTATCGACGGGGCTGAGAACCCGTTTGTCCATCAGGGCGTCATCAAGTCGCGGGACACTGTCACGCAACTGACGCTGGAAGAAGTGATGCCGACGACGATAGCCACCTTATCGGCGGTCGGATACACGATCAGCGACCCCATCGACATCGACACGAACCGGATGTTGAGCGCTTTCCAACTGGCTTGCGAGGCGGAGTTCTCCAGGCTGGCGGCACGCAAGGACATGCTGGAGAAGTCCCAAATGGCTGCCAGCGCCCTGCGGTTAGCGATGGAAGCCGATGAGCTGGTCGTCAACGCAAGCGGGAACGCCATTCACGATCCATACAAACGGACGCACGTAACCACTGAAGCGTAATGGACGTTCACCAACAATTCCTCAATGAACTGGTCGAAAAGACGCAAGGGCTCGCGCTCGGCTTTCCTGAATCCGAAATCCGCACGCGCCGCCTGGAGCATAAAGTTGAATCCGATGGGAAGGTTACAATTCAGACGTGGGAACAGGGCATCACATTTTTCCCGATGCAGGAGGCCGAATCAGCCGGAACCAATTTACGAGAAGATATAGGATATGGATGCGGGTGCGTGATCGTGCTGCCAGCCGATCATGGCTCCGCTGACAATCTTGGGAAGGTGCTGGAAACCCGCTCCAAGATTCGCCGCAAGTTCATTCACCAACGAATGGACGCAACCCTGTCAGGGGGCATGTACCTGACAACGAAGGTGCAGCACCTTCCGATCAACCAACCACGCGATGGCCATCAGTACGAAGCGAGTTCTCTGTTAATCCGTTGCTGGATTCGGGAACCGCGAGGCTGACATGGCTAGTGATGCACAAGGGGCACTTACTCGATTATTTGTCGAGCCTGGGGCTGCTCCGCACACATTCGACTCCAGTAGCGAAAGCTACGAGTACGTTTCGGAGTCGGTAAAGAAGCGTGGGCGAGTAATCGGGGCCACCGGGATTCGCGGCACGCGATCCAGTCCCAAGGAACGGGCGCGGCTGGGCGCTTACACCGTGGGCGGGCGGATCGTCTTCAATGTTGACCCCGGAATGCTCGACCTCTGGCTGCCTCGCATCTTAGGTGGCACTGAGAGCGTTGACGTTTTCCCGCTGGCCGAGACGCTGCCTGAGTTCGGGCTGCTCTTTAACCGCGTCACGACGACGTTTGAGTACAAGGCGTGCCAAGTAGCGCGGGCTATGTTCCGCGGGCAGGCTGGTCCTGGCGACGGCGACGTGAACTTGATCGAGATGGTGATCGAGGTCATGGCCAAGGATGAGGCCACCGGAACCAGCGCCCCCAGCGTAACGCTCAGCACGTCTGCGAACACAGCGCCCTACGTCCACTCCGACGCCACGTTCTCGTTCAATAGTGGCGCGCGTCAGCCGCGGGAATGGTGGGTGATGATTGACAACCACCTGCAAGCCAGGTGGGTCAACTCTCTGACGGCCACTCGAATCAGCGCCCGCGACCGCACCGTGGTCTGCCGTATCGCGGTTCCCTACGACGACGACGCGGCCAACCTTTATACGCAATCAGCGGACGGCGCTTCAGGAACGGTCACGCTCACCAACGGCAACATGAGCACGCTATTCACGTTCGCCAATCTCAAGCCCGTCACGGAAAGCCCGGTGACTCCTGGCAAAACCGAACTCGAACTCTACGTGAACATGGTAGCTCGCATGGATGGAAGCACTCGCGAACTTGTTGTGACCTCGGATTCAACAGCCTAAATGCCACTCCCAGATGACATTCTACCCGAAGACCCCAAAGACCCGCTTCCGCAGGGTGTTCAGCCTGCTGCGCCGCAAGAGAGCGAGGAGGTCGAGCAGACTTCCCAAGAGCAACAGATCGAGGCTGATAGCTCGTTCGACGACCTGCGGCAGATTTCGCAAAACACGTTTGAAGCGATGCAGGAAGCGGCGACGCCTGCCGAGCCGGAAGAAGAACCGGAATTAGAGCCTCCACCACCAAGCCAGCCGCCACCGAATGCTGAGCCTCCAGAAACAGCCAAGGCACTCGACGAACTGAAGCAGCGCACGACGGCCGAGTTTCAGAGCAACGAAGAACCACCGGGAACGCTTCAGGAGTATCTGGAGAAGCAGGCTGAAAGTGCACCAGAGGAATTCGACACCAGCGAAATGCAGGATCAGCCGTTCGACGTTGACCTGAGCAGCATGGAAAGCGGTGGCGGTGGCCAAAAAGAAATTGGCTCGATCCTGAATTCCATTCTCGCCGTGGACACGGCCCAGACTGACATGCTGCTCGACCTGGAACAGAAATTCAACATGCTGGTCAGAAGGCTCGAAACAGGGAGGCTCTGAGTGGCAAGTCAGTTGATTTTTGGCAGCTTCCCGTTCGAGGAAAACGAAGCAAACCTCGTTGGCGTGTCTAAGCGCACGCAGTACAGCCAGCGCAACAAGAAGCTCCAGCTCGTGAGGGAATGGAACGTCGAAGGCGAGATCAACGCGGACACTCCGGCTGCCATCATCGCCCGCATCCAGGCTATCGAGAACGCTCTTTCCGTAGACGGCGGCCAGGCTACCTACTCCATCGACGGCGCGGTAGCCCATCAGCTCAACGCCAACTCCACCTCTGGCGTGCGTGTTGCCTATTCGGCATTTCCCAAAGGTGACGCTGCGGAACTCTGCACGACGCGCACATTCGCCTTCAAGCTGCGGGCCGTGTACGACGCCCAGACGGAAGCCGGCGGAGACGATCTGGTTTTTTTTCAAGAGTCGATCAGCACGGAAGGCGATGGCAGCCCGTTGGTAATTGTCGTCACGGAATACCCCGGCGTGCAGACGGTGGGCGGATTGAGCGCCGTGGAGCTCGCGCCGCGCACGCCCGTTTATTACACGCAAACCGGAACGGCTGTTGGCTACTCGACTTATCCCGTTGCACCGCCCCCGTTCAATCCAGACGGATTATTTGGATACCTGACTCGCATGACTCGCATTGGCGGCCGGCAAGTCGGCAACGGCATCAGATTTTTTACGACCAAGTGGTACTACAGGATGGGGAGGGACGTACAGATTTTCGGCACCCTCGATCCTATCCCGACATCGAAATGAGGTGAGTAATGGCTACGCGCAGCTTCATCGGTGCCGGGGCAAATATTCGGCAAACCTATTCCATTACGATGGCTGGAACGGGCGATTGGGTCGCAGCGGACACGATAACTTCGACCGTCGCGAACATCGCTTTTGTGACAACCGTTGGATCACTCGTCACCGACGCCCAAGTAGCCACAACGGTTTTTCAAGCTCTCAGCGGGGCCACTCTCACTGACACAACCGCCTCGGCCACGATTGGCGCTGGCGACGTTGGCGCTACCGCTATCCCGCAATTCGGCACGTCCGAGTTCAACGCGACCAATCCTTCAGCGGGAGTCGTGCTGCTCACTGGCGGCCCGGCCAGCCCCAGCCCGGCTTGGCTCGCCGGAAAGCCGTTCACGATTGCGATCACGGAAAATACAACCGGCGACGAAACAGCTACCGGCGCAGCAGTCGTCACGCCTACCAGCCAAGCTCATTGGGATCAACCGGATAATTGGAGCGGTAATACAGTCCCCGTGGACAGCGACGTAATCGCTTTCGACACCGGGAATGTGGACCTGCTATACGCGCTGACCACAGCGATTCAGCCGCTCACAGTCAACAAGAGCAAGCAGTACACGGGCAACGTCGGACTCGCTTACATCAACGTCGATAATCCGGCCAAACCTTACGCCGAATATCGCACGCCGCTCTATCTCACGTTCGACGACAACAGCATCACCACGACGCTGAATCTGGAAACAGGTACAGGGCAGGGCAGCAGCCGGTTCATGGTGGACAACGGGGCCGGGCAGGCGGTGGTAAACGTGCTTGGCAAGGGGTCGCGCAAAGACCTCGGCACACCTTGCATTTTATGGAAGGGGACGCATGCGGCTAACATCGTGCGGAACATCGCTGGCGACATTGGCATCGCCTTCTACGCTGGCGAAACAGCAGTCGTTGCCACGCTGACCACAGGCGATAGCTCGACCTCCCAAGCCGAGACAGTCTGCGGCAGCGGCGTCACGCTCACGACGGTCACGCTCAACGGCGGGAAGCAAGAGACCAGTTCTGCGATCACCACGGCGGTTCAGAACGGCGGCAACTGGACGCATCTACTGGGCACGGTCACGGCGCTAACGATCAACGCCGGAACTTACTACCCCAACGGCGCAGCGACCCACACGACGATCACCGTCCGCACTGGCGGCAAACTCGACTGCCGGAAGGGAACGGCGAGCTTCACCGTTACCAACCCGATTCAGCTTTTCAAAGGCGCAGAGATCAACGACCCCAACGGCCGGATGGGCAACTTCGCGTTCGTCTTGAACGGCTGCAACCTGGAAGACGTGACGATCATCACACCGTATGGAAAGACCTTTACGATCAGCTAATGGCCCCGCAAATATTCATCGACTACGGCGGTCTTACTGGTCGCGGCCTGACGGGAACCTTTACGCGCGGTGTCAGCCCCAGCACGTTCACGCTCTATTGCAAGCCGCAGCATATCCCCGATGGCGGCGCGGCCAGGTTGATCTTCGGCCAAGGTAGTAACTACGTCGAGTTTCAGGACTGCGCCATTGCCGGCGCTTTCGTGCGGCCCTACTCCGGTGCGATGCCGCTGATGGCTGTGCATTTGCACGACAGACGCTGGCGCTGGAAGTTCAGCGTGGTAAGTGGCCACTACAACGTCCGCACCCCGGAAGGATTGGTTGACCCGGCCACCAAGAAGGAGCCCAGCGAACTCGCCGCGCTGATTCTGCAAGCGATGGGCGAGACGAATATCACCGTGGACTCGATGCCGACCGGCGTTTACCCGCCGGCTGATTGGGTCAACAAGCGAGCTGATTTGGCGCTGCAAGAGTTATGCGACTACATCGCCTGCGACGTGGTTCTCAACTGGCAGTCGAATGGTGTTGAGATTCACCCCCTCGGAACCGGGAGCACGACCGAGCCGGTCCAGACAGCCAAGTACACGCACGTTCCGCGCACCAACGTCCCGGCTACGATCGAGGTCCGCACCGGGCCTTGCCGCTGGCAGACCAAGCTCAAGCTGGCAGCCGTGATTCGTGCCTCCACTGGCAATCCACAGAAACGCATTAACGATGCGGCTCCTAGCGGCTTCTGGCAAACGCAGTCTGTGTTTTCTTTTCAGTCGATCACCGATCCGCTCGCTCGCGCCTTGTGCTTCGGAGAAATGTGGCGGCTGTACCGAGTGGTTGGGCAGGCTGACGGCACTGTTCAGCCGCCGTTCTGTCAGTTACCGATTTCAAAAATCAATCAATACCTGCTCGAAGACCACTTGATCGAATCGGAGATCGACCTGGAGGGCTATAAGCGGCAGATGCCGGCTTATCTCACGGGTTCAATCTGGGCGTTCACGGACCTCCCCAACAACTGCACCGAGCAATACCTGCCGATTCAGTTCAAGTTGCACAAAGACCGCCGGCTGGTCGAGTTCGAGCATCCGGTTCACGCCTTCAACGACAGCGCACAACCCACTGAGCCGACGCTGTATCTGATTACTTCCTACAAGCTGGAGAGCACGGCGGGCGAGCTGATTCATCTCCGCAGGTTTGGTTCTACAGGATCGACCACTGGCGGTACGTTGATCCTTGAGCGGCCTGAAATCTTCCCGATCTATAACAACGTCTTCATTGCCGGTTCGCAGTCCAACACCGAGCAGCAGGCTTTCACGGAGGCCGAAGCCTACGTGCAACTATTCCTGCGAAAGTACCAGAACCCATTTGCCAGTGAAGTCACTTATCCGGGTTTCGTGCCGGGACTGTTGGATGGGAATCTGGCGGCAATCAAATGGAACCTGAGCGGCAACTCGGTGCCGTACACGGTGGCTTATGAGCACGAGGAGCTAGACGTATCCGCCGTTAGTCGGAACGAGCGCAGGCGGCGTGAGAAGTTGGATGCCTTAGCGGAGCCCGTGCCGTGAGTCCAACCGATTACATGCGCTCGCGGTTCTTCCGCGACCAATGCTGGTTTGACGTGGCCAATGCGTCGGGCGAGGTGATTCCGCCATTCTCGGTCGTGTACAACTACTCTCCGGCGGTTGGCAACAACAACTTCGGATTTTTCGTGGCCAAGCCGAATGCGGCAGCAACAGACTTCTACCGCGATTATTTCGTGACGGGTCCGTACTCGATTGCAGCGGCATCGGGGGCAGAAGGCATCGCCTGCTCCCTATCCTCGGTTGGATTTGTGCGGACCAACGGAAGTCCAACAGCGGGAGCGGTATGGGGTCCGAAGCATGGGCAGTTCACGCTTCAGGAAAACTACTACGGCTTCCTGATGCACAGTGCCACGACCACGGTTGCTGGCGTTACGGTTGCGCTAGCGAAGCAAGTTGGAATTACGGGCGTCTTTGGGAAGGTTGACGACGCGACCGTAAATAAGAATGCCGCCGCCACGATCAGCATTTGGGACAGTGCTAGGGCGGGTGACACGGGTATGAACGTCTCGGCTATCAACCGCTCCATCAACCTAACCGGGGTGAATGGCAAAATGTGCCACGTGTTTGCGCCAGGCACCTTCGCCGAATTTTCTATGGTCGAGTGTTCGTGATGGACCCTCGTATTCAAATCCTGCGACTGGGATTGCTGGCGGCAATCGCTGCTTGTGTCTCCGTGTTTATCCCTGAAGGCTTGGTGGTTTTATTTGCTACAGGCATCGGCCTGATACCTGGCTGCGGTTGCTGGTGTGAAACAGAGCCGCCCTGCGAAGGAGTTTGCGTCGGCACCGTTCCGTCTGAGTTTCAAATCGACATGACTTCGTGGGTTAATAACTCTTGCTCTAGCTGCGCCGGCTACAACGATAGCTTCATCTTGCCGTTCTTAGAGTTTGATGTGGTGTGTATTTACTCTTACACGATCCCATCTCCGCCGTGCTCGGACTGGGACACCGTTGTTCACTCGCTATCAACCAGCCTCATCGCGCAACAGGTTACATTCCTGACCGGCCCTGGGACTGACGCACAGTTCAATCACGGCGGTAGCTCTACTGACGACTGCGACACAGCGCGTGGGCCAACCTCGGTAGCCTCACCTCCCACAACTTGCTCCCTTGGTTCGGCCAGCGCAACTCCGCTATGAATTGTGACTTTGAACCACAACCCGACACTCCTCACAAGAGCGGTCGCTGTGTCGGCAAGTGCCGGCGCTGTGGTCGAATCGGACTAGAACCTCCGAGCGGTAGGTGGGACAGGCTGAATCGGGAGTGCCTGGCGTGGCCTATGTGGTGGGAAATCGGTCACTGGATTACTCTCTGGCTAGAGGTCTTTGGCCTAAATAAACGCCGCTGGAATTTGATCAGATGGAAGCTGGGCTTCACCAAGCCGTGTGGCTGCGATAAACGCGAGGCTGATTGGAACACCGCCGGCCAAAAACTCCGCGACGGACTAAACACGATCGGGGAAAGAATTAGGGGACTGTTAACGCTAAAAACACTATAATCCACCCGTACAGAAGGAGGCTGATAATGCCGCTCCCTTACGAACAACCTTTCCGACAGAGACAGCGCCCAGGCATCCTGGGATACGTGCCCCCGGAATCCTCTGGCCCCTACGGCGCCATGCCACTCAGTCGGCAGGGTGGCCAGCTGACCAACTACGGGGCGCAGCAGTTGAACGCGGCCAGCCGGAACTACCTTGGCGACCAAAACTACATGCCCCGCACAACCGTTGGTGGCGGGTATGGCAACCCCGGCGGCTACGATCCAAACTACGCCGTCCAAGCAGGCCAGAGGGCTGCTGGCATCGCCATGCGAGGTCCGGGTGCGTCCGCGACGGACCTGCGGAGCGGATTGAGCGGCTACGGCATCATGGGTAATCGGCCGATCCAGTCCTACGGGGCCACAAGCGGCATGGTCATCGACTCCACCGGCCGTCCGCGTCCAGGTTGGATGGATAACTACGCTGGGAACACTGGGGCGGTTGGGCAGGAGGACGTGCAACGTGGCCTAGCAGCCGTCTACAACAAAGGAGGGCGAACCATCAGCCCATCAGGCCAGATGCGACTCTCCCCAGGCAGTCAGCAATACGATGCCACCCAGAGAGCAGGTGAAGTCTTCGACGCCCGCCGTGGCGGCCTGGAAGCCCGTGTAGCGGACTACGAGGCCCGTACAGCGGGTGGCGGCAACCGGGCACGCAGGCTGGCTAACTACGAGATGAAGCGTGGGAGGCAGCAGGAGGACATGCAGCAGCGTCAGATGGCCTACCTGATGCAAACGAACCCCCGGCTGGCCGTCCAGATGATGGGGCTACAGCAGCAGGGGCAGTACCAACAGGGGATGCTGGGGGTCCAGCGGGAAGGCTTGCAGGCGCGGGAGCGGATGGCCGGGCAGGGAATGGCTTCTCAGGAGAAGATTGCCGGGATGCAGGGCGAGAATCGGATGGGGCTGGCTCAACTGGCTGGTCAGAACGCGATGGGACTTGCTGGCTTGCAGGGCCAAACCCAGAAGGACGTTGCTGGCTTGCTGGGGCAGAACCAGATGGGGTTGGCTGGCTTGCAGGCGACGACGCAGAAGGATATTGCGGGGATTCAGGGTAAGAACCAGATTGGAGCCATTGAGGCGGCGCGCGACCCGATGGCGCAGCAGAAGTTTAATATCGAAACCATCAGGGGCTTGGCCGAAGTGGCGAAGTCGAATCCTGCGCTGGCTCAGGCGATGGGGTCGCAAGTTCCTGGCTTGTTGGGTAGCGCGGGACAGGGCGGGCAACCGGGACAGGGTGGCGGCCTGCTTGGCGCATTGAATCCTCCCAAGGGATTTGCTGGTGGACTATTGAGCGAGCAGCAGTTTCAAGACCTTCAGCCGATGATGGGCGATCCTCACAGCGTTGCGGCGAAGCTGAAAATCTACGGCCTGAAGGACAACGAAATAAACCTGGCACTGAACAAGCTCTACAACCCAGACACGATGTTTCCGTGGCTTAGGAACACCGAAAACCCGGCCGGCAACTGGATGTCAACATCGGGAGCGGTTAATCCAAAGACAGGGCAGCGCGGTTGGAATCCTGGCTTGCAACGACAGTCGTACAACTATTAGCGAAGCCTGCGAACAATAGCCACCATCGTAAGAGATGCGGCGGCAATGGCGCAAAACACAAAGACAATCGCCCCAAGGAACCATACCACCGGCTGCGGAATGAAAACCATTGCACCAACAGACACCAGCATTCCAATTCCGGCGATGACAAGAAGCACGAGGTCGATTGGGGACTTCGCAACCAGTTCCGCTTTGATCGGCGATTCGTATGGATTCTCGGAAAACTGATTGGGTGCCATCGCTCGATCCAGTAAAATAACGGCAGCCGAAGGAGCTTGTGACTCCAGCGGCCACCTATTCATAACGCAAAGGAGATTTGCGCCATGCGTACAAAGAGTTTACCGTCCGATGAGCGATTAAGGGAACTGTTCAAATATGACCCTGAAACGGGAATCCTGACATGAAACCATCGACCGCTCTCGGATTTCGCTCATCCGGCAGGATTCGCGCGATTCAATTCACTATTCGCCGGAAGGCCAGCGGGAGTTAAGCAGTTCAAGCGCAGGGCAACGGGGCTTGTGCCGGCAGGAGTGTCGGTGAAGATTAACACAATTTCGTTTATGGCGCACAGAATTATCTGGACAATGCTGCACGGCATAATTCCAGACGGCATCCAAATTGACCACAAAAACGGCAATCCGTTCGACAACAGAAAAGACAATCTCCGGCCAGCAACTCACGCCCAGAACCGGCAAAACTCTCGGATCAATAGCAGCTCAAAGATCGGGTTGAAAGGCGTGACCAGGATGGGGAGAAAATTTCAGGCAACGATTCACTTTAATAAAAACCAGCTTCACCTCGGCACGTTCAACACCGCAGAGGAGGCTTCGGCGGCATACAAGGACGCAGCGCTAAAACATCACGGCGAATTTGCCAGAACGGAGTAGGTGTGCCAAACCCACTGCAACGTGCCGCGAAGTCGCCTTACGGCTCTTTCGACGATGAAGAAGAACAGCAGTCGCTTCTCGGAAGAATCGGCTCGACGGCGCTAAGCGGCCTGTCGCGTGTGGCCAACTTCCTTTCAGTTCCAGGTGCGATGGTCCAAAATGCACTGGCGTTTGAGAATCCCCTTGCGCCGCTACTGCACCCGACAACCAGCGAGGGGAGAGTTGGCGGCCGTGGGTTACTTCGGAAGTACGGACTGATTGGAGACACCGACACGACGGCTAATTGGTTTGCGGGCTTTGGGGCAGACGTATTGAGTGACCCTCTGACGTACCTCGGCCCAGGATTGCTAACCAAAGCCGCTGGCTCTGGAGTCAAAGGACTCGGCGCAGCCAGCAAGGTAGCCGATGCGGCTCAAGCTGGAGGCGGCCTCATAAGCGCTGGCATCCCGTTCGTAAAGTCATCGACACGCGAGTTGTTGACTGGACCGGCCTCGCATGGCGCTGCTGACTCTCTCCGCAAGGCATCAGAATACCTCGGCACATCGTATCCGATGCGTTCGGCGCTACAAGTCTTCGACTCCGCCAAGATGGGCAAGATTACTCCCGAAGGTCAGCGCATCGGCGAGGAAATCTTTGAAACGCAAACCCACGGCGGCCAGCAGGTACGAGCACTCACTACCGACATTGCCCGCTCGCTTGAGAAGGCTGGTAATGCTACTCCAGCCGGTGGCGCAGCACTGCGAAAGGAAATCGAAACTGGCATTCCGTCCGGTGCGCCAGTGTCCGACGAAGCCACCAAGCTCGCGGATATGTTCTCAACGTACCGCACCAAGAACGAGTGGGCTGGACTTAAATCGTTTGATCTGGACGACGATATCGGCTACGCGATGCGGCAGCTAAACGAGAACCTGCTTGACGCACCGAGTTCCGATAAAGTCTTTGGACCCTTCTCCGCTACGTCGTCCAAGGACGTTGGCCGCCTCCAGCTTCTCAAGGGATTCAAAGAAGGAACCGAAGACGTAAACAAACTGTTCGCCGATCAGGGACTCAAGGGCAAGGTCAATACGTGGAACCAGCAACTTGAAGCTGCCCGCGTAGCCGGTCAACCACAGGCGGCACTGAACACGCTCAAGAAGCAGGCTCAGCAGGATATTCAGCAGCACATCTCTGCCAATCACGGCTCGCAGATTCTCGCGACGTACCAGCCCAACAAAAACGGCAAGAAGCTCTGGCTCGATTCTTACGGCAAACGAATCTGGGCCAAAACTCAACCCCAAGGCGGGAGCGCCGTGCTAAAGGATCGGCATCAGGGATTGGCTTCGATGGCGCTCGACTCGCCCAAGTGGTTCGAGCATACGCCGTTCCCTAACAACCCGGTCGTCGATGCCGAAGTCTATGCCCTGTCACATGAGAACCGCATCCGCGCAGCCACGACGATCTACGACAACATGGCCAAGCTGGCGCAGCCGGGAGCCAGTGCGGCAGCCGACGACGTGCCGCTTGGCAAGTTGTTCAAGGGACTGGGCCTGAGCACGAAGACCGCCAGCCAACGAGTCGCGGACGCAATGGGAACAAGCTGGACACCGCAGGCCGGCAAAGACATTCTCTCAATGCGGCTGCCAAAGGACTTGGCGGACGATCTTCTTGGCGCATGGCCGACCTATCAAGTTCCAAAGAACACCGGGCTACTATTGAACTCCGTGGACTCGATGCAGAGTTTATGGAAGGCCGGGGTCTTAACATGGCCGGCTACGCTCGTGAGAAATGCCACGTCCGGAGCTATCCAGAACGTGCTGAAGGGATGGATGGACCTCGATTCGTTTGTCGATGCCCACAAGTTGGCGCAGGGACAGTCGCTCAAGAATCTGACCGGGATTCGAGAAGTACGAGACTGGTTGAGCGCACGTAATCTGCCGATCAACGACGACAACGCCACGGAAGCCATGCGGCAGATTTTTGCAGCCCATCATGCCGGTGGACATGCAATGACCGACGTTGTTTCTGCCACGATGCCGAATGTTGATCCGGGGATTGAGGGAATTCTTGGCCGCGTCCCCGGTCGCACGCCAGCGACGATGCGGGAGTCTATTGGCCGCGTGGCGCAAACAGCTATTGGGCGAGCACCGGGCACTAATCTGAATCCCATGAACGTCCGTGGTGTGGGAGGCAAGCTACACAGCACCTTCGGACCAGCAGCCGCTTCTGACATGGTGAACCAGTACGTTGATACGCTGAACCGGGCTGCCCCGCTGATCTACCGGATGCGGAAAGGCGACAGCGCCGCGCAGGCCATGAAGGAGATTACTGAAGCTCAAGTCGATTATGGAGCTAGGGCTTTTACTGGCGAAGAGCGGTCGATTCTGAAGCGTGCGTTTCCGTTCTACGCATTCACGAAAGCTCAACTCTATTGGGTGTCTAAAGAACTGTTGAGCAACCCCGGCGGACGACTACGGCAGACGATTCGGGCCACAGCTTCCGCGCGGGGTGATGATCCGACTGTCCCTGATTACGTTGGCGAGACTGCGGCGATTCCTCTGGGCGAAACAGATGACGGCACCAAGCGATTCGTCACCGGATTTGGCCTGATGCACGAAGACCCGCTCTCGTTCTTTGGTGGGCCGCAGGATGCGTTGCTCGAAGGACTGTCGCGGACCAATCCTCTCATTAAAATGCCTCTCGAATTTGCCACCGGGCAAAGTTTCTTCCAGCGTGGTACTGATGGCGGCAGGCCGATGAGAGACCTCGACCCGGTGATCGGGCGGACGTTGGCGAACGTCGGCAACATCACCGGCCTGCGAGAGAGCAACGAACCAGTGCGCTTTCCCGGTTCAGGGATTGTCGAGCAGGTGGCGTCCAACTCTCCAGCATCCCGATTGCTCACTACGGCACGAACGATAACCGACACTCGCAAAGACCCACTGAGCAAGGCGGCTAATCTTCTGAGTGGAGTGAGAGTCGCGGATATTTCACCGGCCGCCCAAGACAGCGCCTTACTGAACCGCGTGAACTCTCTCTTGAAAGACTCAGGGGCGCGGCAGTTTGCAACGTCCTATATCCCCCAAGACCGCCTCGACCGCCTCTCCCCCCAACAGCGCGAGCTGGTCGCCCAACTGGAAGAACTAAAAAAGCTGATCGCCCAGCGCCGTAAAGGCCGCCGAAACGAGCTACAAACAGCGGCGGCAAAATAAAACCCGCCGCCATAGCATTCCTTGCCACAGCGACGGGCTGAGACTGGCTATCGAGCCAGCCGACCTGCACGGGCCGGGGGCGTAAACCGGCGGCGTGCTAACTACGGTTATGGCGCGGCCACCGTTGGCACACGCACCTTGACAATGACTGCTGCTGCGATGGTTTCCCCTGTCGATGCCGAGCAGTGGATGATGATGATGTAATCGCTGCCGTCCGAGCCGGCGCTGGCCGTGAACGTAATCGCCTTGCCGGGGTCAACTGATTCGCCGTTGATTACTTGAACCGTCGTTGACACCAGCGGAGATGCTGTCGTGATGCCGGTAGCTGTAAGTGTTGGCGTGCCGGTGCAGATTCCGCCCCCTGATTCGGTCAGCGAGCCGCGCATATCCACCTTTAATGTCCTGACCTCAGTGGGTGTTTTGTAGTGAATCTGCCCGCATGTGATTAACGTGTCCGGCATTATCTTCCCCCGTACTCGAAGCGTCGTCCTGGTGTCGTGCCATGAAAGTCGCGCGTGTGGCCAGTGTATTCCAGAGATCGCATCCGGCTGGTGTAGTTCATGTCACGCGCTTGACTCGAATAATGCAGTACGCGGTCGCGGGACGTGTAATCGAGGGACGGTACAGTTACCCCAGAGTCGTAGTCTATTTCCAGATATGGGTCGGATGAAAACCCCGCGTAGTCGGCAGAGCGAAAGTCAACGAATGAAGATGTGGTTGGGCTGTGTGCTGGTTCCGTATTAGAGCGATCGGACTCCATGCGCAGAGCTAGTTTCGTAATGCCGCCCATAGCTATCGCCGCTACTCCTGTGGCGTTTAGGGCGAACGTGTTGTAAGCCGACGTGGTAACGCTGGCTATGGTTTTCGCAGACGAAAAAGCGGTCGAGCCAACCGTCTGATAGTCTGAGGCTGCCAGCGAGACATTCGAGGCCGGAGCACTGGCCACCACCGTCAGGGAGTCGCTGAAGCTGTCTTGCTTACTGTCGGCGAACGCTTTGAGTGATGCTGAGTTAATCGTGCTGTCAACTGGAATTGCCGACGTATCAAAAAGCAGTATCTCTCTCCTGAACGTGCTCCACTGAGTTGCGGTTGTGGCAATTATTATTGTCAGCAAATTCGACTCTGAATCGGCGTCGATGCCATCGCCTGCCTGATGAGAGGCCCAAGTGCCTTCGAGCGTCCTGAGCACGTATCCGTCAATGCACGTATTCTCTACGTGCGGGTCAGGGTAGAAGGTGCTGGTCGTGTCGGCATAGACCGGATAAGTAGCCGCCGCTAAAAACGATCTTGGGATTACCTTGACCCCAACCAGCCGCGATCCATCTTGTCGCAACCGGAGCTTAATTGGTTCTCTTTTGCCAGCCGAATTCCACACCCGCGGGGCTTTGATTTTGACGCCCCGGAATTCTCCGCTGGCGAAACTCAAGCCCTTGTCAATATCCACGTTGCCGCGAAAATCGACTTCTTCCGCTGGCCTGCCACGACCAACGCTCTTGAGTGCCGGCAATTCTTCCGGGCTGATTTCGATCGGCACTTCCACCGGCCCGCGGCCCGGAGGTTCGCTATTGAATACAATCAGGTCGCGAACTTCCTGCTCATGCAGTTGCACCAGCCTGTCGGCATTCAGCGACGGAAACGCACCGGCAAACAGAATGCCAGCCGCAGTAATTATCCCCGCAACCGGAGAGGCTGTGGGGTATCTTTTTTGAATCCCCACTGCGCCATCCGGCATCGAACGCTTCTGCCAGATGTCATAGGTGTTGGTGGATTGGATTACCGACCAGGCGTTGGCAAGAACCGGCACGTCAATCGAGTAAGGTGCCTTGGATACAGAGAAGACGCCGCCTGCTTCGCGAATCGACAGATCAATCCGCTCCCACCCAGAAGGCGACATAAAGTTATGCCACTTGCCCCAAATAGTTGCGCGCGTTTGTCCAGGCGCAACAAGCTGGCTGTCGGCGTTCCAAGTTAAGGGAGTCATGCGATTACGTCTTGGCCACAATAGTCGCCACGCCATTTGCACCAGCAGAAACAATCTTCACATAGCTATGCGGGAACACGGCAGCCGGGAACGTGTAATACCTGTCTGCCGTCACCGCGAGGGTGGCTGCCGCTGCGTCACTGCCGTAGATGGCTTTGTAGGTTCCGTCTAAAGTGTCGCAGCCCCAGAATGTCACCGATGTAACATTTGCCGGGATCAGGATCGCTGCATCGGCGATTGTTTTCATGTTAAGCACGTCGCAGTCCCCAATGGTCGCGTTAATCGCCAGAGAACCGGACGCGGACTGTCTATAGATGCCATCGTGTGAAAATGACAGAGTTAATGTTGCCATGTTGGAAGTTCCTTTGTATTTACGGTCTAAGTAATCGCATCATCCGCGAATGGCTGTCCCCGCCGCCACTCGCCTGAAACCCCATCGCCCCAATCGTCACCGCATCGTGGCCAGCGCCATCGAGTAGCGCACCAGCGGCCCCAGTGACGTTGAAACCAGCCCGTACCCAAGCCCTTAGCCCGGTTGTGGCATCGGTCGCCGCCGCTGGATTCGCCACCGCGTAGGCAATGCCAGCGGCGTCCGTCTCGGCTTGTCCCTTGTATGCCGCCCACTTTTTCAGGTTACGGGTGGAGGCAACAAACGGGTCAGCAGTAATAGTGATGTCATTTGTGCCGGCAGAGGCGTTCGGGTAGTCGTTGTTCTCCGCGGTTTTCAGGTTGTGGTATCCGACTACCCCGTTCTGAGAGGTGCTGGTGTTGTATAGGCACGTTCCCGTTGATGCGTTGCGGGTAGCGTTGTAGGCAGAAACAACCACGACATCAGTGCCAGGGGTAGCGTCTTGATCGTGTATGACTAAACAGCTACTTCCGGCCGTGGAAGCGTACACAAGATTTGACCGACACGAAGCAACTTGACCCGCGTAGCTGCTACTTGTCTCGCCAAGTCCAATCAGCCCTTGCTCGCTCAGTCCCAGAAACGTGTTGTGGTTGACGGTGAGCGCGCCGCTCGTCATCCCCACGCCACCATTCGCCAATTTGCCAGCGGACAGATTGCTCCGCGACAACGCAAGGTTGCCAGTTACCGTGCATGCGCCAGCAGCGGCCTCAAATGAGATAATGTCGCCATCTCCCAGAACGCTGTCAGGTGGGTCGAACACGGAATCCAGAATAGAAACCCCGCTGACAAAGGCACCGAGCCAGTGAGGATTGGAGGTGATGGTCGTGTAGAAGTAGCAGTTCTGGATCGGCCCGTAGATTGGCTGGGTAACGCACTCGGTAATAATGTTGCCGTCGAACTTAGCAGCCGTTGCCCACGAGCCACCATTGATAAAGCAGGAAGCTGATACGTTGTTTGAGAATTGCAGCCTGGTTCGGAACGTTCCCAGGTAGCACGCCTTATCGAAACCGTTAGTGTCGGCCAGCCAGGTTCCTGCCGTCCCAGCGCCTCCAAAGGTGATCGACGCGCAGTTTCCTGAAATTCCGCCCACGTCGATGGCGATAGAACTAGCGAAGGTGTTGTTCTGGAATGTGAAATCGTCGTCAAAGTCCGCCGCTCCCGTAAAGCTATAGTTGCAGCCCGTGAACGTGCAGTTCGTGAGGCTGAAGTCCACGTCGTAAGTTGGGTTTGTCGTGGAACCGCTCGACTGAATCCCGAACGCTGCCGCAGTCCCGAAGTTCACGAAGTCGGTGTAGGTGCAGAGATAGAATCCTGCCCTGGCTGCCAGCGTCATTATTGAATTTAGCCCGCCGCGGCTTTTGTCGGTCGTGACAGTGACGTGCGAGCCGCTCGTGCCGTTGCAGCGGATGTAATCGAACGACTCGAAATCGAATTTCAGGCTGACGCCGTTGGACGGGTAGAATTTGAACGTCGAGCCGGCCTCAAGGATGATGCGGTAGAGCGACAGTGCATCGCAGTTGAAATCCCCCTTCACAGTCAGCGTGACGCCAGCGTTGACCGTAAAGGTCTTGATGTCCGGGTTCGTGGCGGCCGTTGTGATCGCGGCGCCAACGTCACTGCCAACCGTGGTATTCACGTCCACGACGATATTGTGTGTGTTGATTATGGCAGTGTCACCGTCGCCCGGAGGTACGCCGCCCACCCACGTCCCGGCTGCTGACCAGTTGCCGTCTGCTTGTGATGTGATGGCTGCCATATCGTCTCATTCAGTCAAAACGGCAGACGTGCGTAGCTCCGGGGGAGGAATTTCGCACGCCTGCCTCGTCAACTATCATTTGTTGACCATTTGGTTCTTCTGAATTGTCTTTGGAATGCGTGCCCAAGGTTACTGCCCATCGCGTCAATCCGGTCGATCTTCGCCAGCCACAGCTTCACCAAGTCCCGCTTCGGGCGAACGCGCTTGCGTAGCTGCTGCTTCTCGGCTTGGTAGTCCTGGCTCGCTTGCACACGGGCCGTATGCGCCTCGACACGGGCTTTGCGTTCTGGGTCGTAGATGTACGAGCGGCGTAGCATTAGCTCCCCATCTCCGCATCCGAGATCGATACAAACGCATTCCCTGCCGAGTCCTGCTTTATCAGCAGCGTTTCCACCAGGGCATTGTCCAACTCGAATTTGCCAAAGCTGAAGTTGTGCGGAAGGTCGTAGCGGAATATCTGCCAGGCGAGTATTCGCCGCAGTAAATCGACCTGCGACAGCGTGCAACTGACGCGCTCTTGCGGCTCGGCATTCACCGGCAGCGGGTCAGCAGGGTTGGCGTCAAGTTCCATTGGTTCTGTTAAAGCTCGCCCGTTTGGAGGACGATGTTACCCGTGAGGCTGTCTATGGACCGTTCCACGTGGATTCTCGTCGTCGGCGTTGGTGGGGCGTGTTTCATTGCTGGACTTGTTGTGAGCCTGTTGATTGTGTTGGTGGTGATGTGCTAGTGGTTTCCGTTCCCTGCTGCGGCAAATCCAATCCGCATAAATGGTCCGTTGGGGCTATTTGCCTCGACTTCATGCTCTTCGAGCCATTCAGTTTTTCGGTCGTTTCCACTCCACCATGAGACGTGGTACTGAATTGACATTTCACCCATGCCAGCGGCCCGCATACTCACACCAACAACCTTGCCCTTGATTTCCTTGCCAATCCAGCAGGTATCGCCGGGCCTGATGACTAGGACGTTGTGCGGGCCAAAGGATTTGTCTGGGTCTCTCATATTAAGTACTCAGGCGGCGTTTGTTTGATCGCTAATTCGTGCATGAAATGGTGATAGGCTTCAAACGCCTTGGCGACGTTGTACGAAGTGACATTGCCAGCCTTGATGCCACGCTCCCTATCTGCGTCTGTCATGTGCCGGCGATTGCAAATCGGGCAGGCTTTAGGAGGAGGCGGAGGAGGTGGCCGCACTCGCTTTGAGGCTTCGATTTCTTGCGGAGTTGGCTTGATGGGTGCTTTGCTGCTCACTTCACCCTCGCAATCTGCGGCTGAAAGGCGGTTAAGGGGTCGGGGCGCTATGAAGCTCCAAATCAACGCGCAGCTTTTTGCACCGATAGCAAAGGTCATGCTCTGGTTTTCCGCACTGGTCAGGCCCGATGACGTGCCCTCGGTGTTCGCAAATCAGTTCGTTAAACTTGTCCTCGAATTCGCATTGCAAAGCTTGCGGATTTAGGTCGGGGAAGTCGGTGTCGGCCAACCCCAGGTATTCGCTGTACTTGTCGAATAAGTCGATCATCTTGTCTGTCATGGCATCACTTCCCCACTGGCGGCATTATTTCGCTCAGTAGCGTAGCTTCAGTGTCCTCGCCAAGCGGCAAATATCCTGTCTCGTAAAACCACTTCAGGGCATATTCCGAAGAATCATGAAGGGTCGCAAATCCAAAGCGGATGCAGTCTGGGATTGAAATCAACATTGAATCACGGCACCTTCCCCACTGGCGGCATCTGCTCGGTAAGGCGTTCGGGGTTCACGGCATCCTCTCCGCCACTGCGGGGAACTTGCGTCGGTGTCGTTCATTTGCTCTTTAATTCCTTTCCTTCCAAGACGCCTGCCGCACGGCTCTCTTTCCTAACCGACTCCACCAATTCGTCCTTCATGCTGTTGACGCTGTGCTCGACGGTCTTGATCTCTCTGTGAACTTCCCCAATTTGCGTCGTTGTGTTTAGATCGCTTGTTTCAATTTTGGAGGTGACAGACAGCCACATCACGACTCCGGCTGCCAGGGCGCCTATCGTCGGTGGAAGTGAGGCGAACAACCCCATCAGCATCGGCAGCAAAAACGACTTGTAGTATTCGAGGCTTCGCAATTCCCTCTCGTTTCTTAGTTCCTCCAGCCTTAGTATCTTTGCAATCGCCGCAGCGTCTAGGGTTGCTGCCGCAGCTACTGTCGTTTGCGTGTCCAGTGCAGCGGCAACAACATCGGCCGTCGCCTTTACTTTTTCAGCGGCGATTTGAGGATCGGCTGGTAGTTGTTGGACGGTCACAGGTCACACGTTCATAATCAGGAACTTGATGGCGGCTACGAGGCAACTTCCTGCGGATGCACAAGCAGCGATGGCTCTGGCGGCAGCACGATGCCCTGCTGAACGCGAGGCGTCCGCCATTGGAACACCGACCCCGGTTTCGATTTGGCGTAGAACCGCTTGTACGAAAGCAGCATCGCCTCTTCGTCGTCGGTGAGTTCGTGCGCCTTGCCCTCGTCCTTCATTTCCTGAACCTTCTGGTGGATGAAATGCTCAGCGTGCTCTTTCATCGCACTGAACCTGTCGGCGAGAGCGGTTGAGCTACGCGATTCCAACTCTGGGAACTTTTCGCTATTCATTTCGGTCCTCCTGAAAGTGAAATTAACCAGGCCAATCTTTCCATCGCCGCATGTCTCGCCAAAACAACAGCAGCGCTCCGCACTGAATCAACAGCGTGAGCGGCCATAGAGCTGACGCCAGTAAGTTAATTAGCAGACTGAGAGGCAACAAAGTCCGCTCGTCGCGCGTGACAATCCCCAGCGCAAGCAGAAATGCGAACATCAGGCAGGCGCAGATGATATAGGCGGTGAGCATCACGGGATCAACGGTACGCTCGTTTGTCCAAGTGCCTTAGCAGCCACCCAGACAATGAGCGAAATTAAACCCCAGCCGATATGGAATCCCATTCCAAACCAGATGGCGGAAATAAAAGTTCCAACCCCGCCACCGAGGTTTACTTGCGGCGTATCGTTCATGGTTTTGCTCCTATGTCACCACTTCCTCAGTCTCTGTGATCTTGAGTATCCGGGGACGCTCCGAATCGAACCGTCGAGCCTCTCTGCGGGCTGCATCTAGATCACGTGAACTCCACCCTAGATAGCCTTCCAGCTTGTAGTACACGGATGTTTTGGGAATCCACGGCGAGTCGGGACGGGGGAGGATCGACGGTACAGGCGGCCGTTCAGCCAGGGCGTCAGCTGACGGGTATTCGTGGCCGTTGGCGCACTTGTCATTGCCGTTTGGCCGTCGCTCACGCTCGACACCTGGCGCGCCGCATTTTGGAACTGGGCAGTAGCCGTAGGGTGCTTGAACCGCCGGCCCTACTCTGGCCTGTCTCGCCTGGTAGGTGTGCGACGGCGTGCCTCCGCACGTATCTTGCATGCTCGGGCTACGATTGATCGTCGGTGCCCCACAGATTGGACAGTAGACCCCGTAGGGTGCCTTTCCAGAGGCGAAGCTGGCCGCGTCTTCGCGGGCGGTGTACGCCTCGGATTTTTCTCGCGTTGTGTCACTCATAAAACTCTCCACGCCACGACCAGTGACTTCAGACTGGCTCGTAAGTCGCCTCAAAAACATCGTCTTTGCAAGGATATTTTTCACCCTTTACGCCCGTGATGATCCAATCACCAGGCGCAATGGTCACATTGTCATTTGGTCCGCCAACGCGAATGAAATAAATATCCCCACCGAATTCTCGGCCAGCACCTTCAGCAAAGCAGTAGATGTCGCCAGTCTTCCGATAATCCCCCGGGCTAACGGTGTTGCCTTTCCGATGACTGAGCATAGATGGGTCGTGACGCTCATCACCTGGAGGCCACCACTGTTGAGCCTCGATCACAACTGGTTTCTTGCGGAACTTAGGCATTATGGTTTCCTCTCCGCCCCGGCTCAGAGAACCTCGCCATTGGTAATGTGCCCGTGCCAGTGGCCGGAATTACTGGCATCGATCGATGGAGAAAGAGTCATGTCCTCGAATGTCTCGCCAGTTCGCTGCCACAAATAGCCCATCGGAACCTCGAAAGTGTGCAGCTCAAACAGATGCACGTTCTTTTGCTTCTGGCTCATTAGCGTCCCAACGCCTCCACCAACTGGATTGGCGAACTGAATGCCCAGCCTCCGACTTGCGCCTGATTTACTGCACGTTTCGCACGGACAAAGGAACGTCATGCCGTCCTTGTTAGTGCCGACTCCAGGCACGTCAAACCATCGCGGTTCTAATTCGGTGAGTTTCAATCCACTGCTCTCCACGCCCCGGCTGTCTTACCAGCGCAGAGCCTCTTTATTCGTATGGCTTTCGGCCAGTGATTTTTTCTTTAACCCACTGATAAATCCAAACTGGAAACAGTAGCACAATAAGGATGCTCAGCATGATCTTGTTCAGTAGGTTGTTAGATGGGTCGCCCATTGCTTTCTCCACGCCCCGGCTGGATTACCCCCGGCCGAGGCTGTGACGGCACCTGAGTTACGGTTAGGCTTCTGGCGGCATTGGTTCGGGGTCGGGATTGGCAGGGTCTTTGCCCATCGCTTCGAGCTTGTCACCCAAGGCGGTGAGTTCGGCAACGATGGGGGCGGCCTCGGCAGCGGATAATCCGCCCTCGATCTCCGCGGCCAATTTGTCGAGACGCGCACCGACTGCGGTAGTCGCTGCATCCAGCCGCGTAACGGCCGCTTTGAATTCTTCGTGCATGGCAGATACTTTCCTTTCGAGTTCTCCGAGACGCCTGGACATATCGCGAAAGGCGAAACTGTCGTGCAGACAATCGTCGGAATGGTGGTAGTGGTGGATTTCGAGTTTCATGGTGAAACTGGTGGCGGTTCAGCGCCTGGAAACGGCGGAGTCCAAGGCTTTAATGTTGCCCACGTTCCGATTGGAGTTCTGATTTGGTATTCGCCGGTCTCCGGGTCGGTTCGACTTTCAGTAGGTCCTTGCTCAAAAGCGCGTCGGGCTTCCTCTTCTGAGACAATCTCGCCGCCGGAGTAGTGGCGCTTCTCCAGTTCGTCCAATCTCGCGTCTTGCTCATTCAGGTATGCCTTGAACGAATCGCCATCCGCGAATCGGGAGTCGATGCGACGACTGCCAAACAAGCACACCGCCACGGTGACGATCAAAGCAACAGCCCAAACGGCATCTTTGCGTGTCCAGTTCAAATCAGTTCTCCTTTACCGACACGGCAGCACGAGCTTCGCCGCAGCCTTCAAGCCCTTCCGCAGCGGCTTGCGGTGGCCAGCGTCGGCGGTATCTGCCAGCGTGGCGAGGGCAATGCAGGCGGCGAGCAGGATGGCGATGGTTTTCATGTGATGTCTTTCGTGGTGAATGTGAGGCTTGCCATCAGGCCCGCGACAACAAAGGCGAGGGCGAACTGGCAAACGGTAATGATGATGGCTTCGAGCATGAAAGAAGCCGGCGGGCAGGATCGTCACCCACCCGCCGGGCATCCCCCTTCCAAGGCCAAGTTTTAATGTGCAAAGAAACTCTGACAGCCCACGCCTACCTGCTGCCGGTAGCCCTGCACGATCGGGGCGCAGCATACCGGCTGCGGTGCCACGTAGCTTTGATTAATCGGCTGCGGCGCGATGTAGGCGGCCCGAATGGGAGCCACGTAGATCGGGGCCACGAGTTGAGCCGGCGCGTAGTAAACTGGCGCGACGAAGTTCAACTGCTTCACTTGATGATTGAACTGCCGCTGTTGCTGTCGGTTCTGCGCACGGTTGTGGACGTTGGCACCGATGCCGAGGAATCCACCGAACGCACTAACCGGCTGAGCGAGGCAGGAAACCGCTACGAGGGCGGCGAGGGCGATAACAAGGCTTCTCATTTCAATTCTCCAAAACTAGTAACGGGTTAAATCAAAAGACACAAAACAAGCTGGCTCAGAACGCGAGACATCCCGCTCTTTTCTGTTTTTCATTGCAAATCTCCCGGCCTAGTCGGCGGCGGAGGCGGTGGACGATCGGCGGGCGTGAAGGCGGGCGTGAAGGCGGGCGGGATTTCTTCGGGTTGGGTCGGACGCTGAACCGGCGTGCTGTCGAGCGACAAGAGTTCCTCCATAATCTGCCCTTTCACCGCCGCATCAATCTTGTGGTCCTTGGGCATCGCCTCATCCTTGATGGCCCGCAGTGCTGCCACGACCATATCGGGCGGAATGGGTGTCAGCCCGTCGTAGGTCAGGCTGGCCTTGGGAGTCGCGCCGCTGTGGCACTTGGCGCAGTGCTGGGCCAGCATCGACTGCGGCTTGGCTTGGACTTGCTGCTGACGTTGCTGAAGGCGGAGTTCGAGTTTCTTATCGACCAGGCGGGCTACCTTCTCGGCCAGCGCCTCCGCTTGGATATCCTGCCCCGCGTAGTACTGAACCACCGGCGCTGCCAAGTAAGCCGGGGCCAAATTGGCATGGGCCACGTATGCCTGCTTGTAAGAGAAGAACTGGTTGCACGGGGAAGTGGCGTGCGCGCTGCCACAAAACAGCGAGGCGAGGGCCGTTAAAACAGCCGCAGCGACAAGCCAAAGCGCAAATTCAACGAATGTTCGTCTCACGCCTCGCCAGTAGCCACGTCTAAAGTGAGGGTCGTTTTCTAGTGATGCCCGTGCCATTCGAGGAGTATCCTTTGTGCTAAAGAATAGTTGGCTTCAAACTGCTGCCGGGAAATGCTCTGGCCCTGCGCCATCAGCACCAGGCGGCCAGTAAGTCCCTGAGTTCGCGAATAGTTGCCCAGCGCCAAACGCCATTCTTCTGGCGTCGTGTAAAGTTCCAGAGCCGCTTGCTGAGGCGACACCGGCGCATCCCATGCCCGCACGCGGTCCCGGAATAGCAAGGCGTTATCCCGTGGACTCAACCCGTTGCACAACTCAACGAACTTGGCATAGTCCTGGTTGTTCCGCTCGATTTCCTTCGCGATGGGTGAGTCGTAGTAGCGGTCGATTTCCCGCTGCACGTTCTTGTCGTATGAAGCGATGCGAGCCCCGGAAATGAGATACGCCCGGTACTGGTCAAGCGTCGGGTGTTTAATACCTTGCTCATGGCAGACGACACAGCTCAGCGTGTTACGAATCTCCACGCCTCGCGTGCCTGTGTCGTCCTTCACGATGTCGGCCGGAGCCTTCTCTTGTCGCTCGCCCTTGCCGTTCGCTAGGAAATAAAACTGCGCCGCCCCGTACTCGCCGCCGACGTGCTTGGGCGCGCCGACAATCGCCTCGCTGGCGTCGTGCTTGATTTCCCGCTTCTCAAGGTTCTCGATTGGATCGGCATCGCCGGCAACCTTGCGGCTATCAAATGTGATCCAGAAGTAGCCCCGGTTGGCTGTCGGTTGGTTCTCAATCTTGCGGGTCAGTTGTTCGGCCACACCGCTCTTGCCTTCGATGCGAGCGAACGCCAACTCCCCCTTGCTGTTGACCTGCCACAAGGCTTGAAACTCTTTGATGTTCTTCGGCGGTGTGCCGTAGATGAGCTTGTACTGAGCGTCGCCCGTCAGTTGTGAATCCATAATCGTCGCAGCGAACCAAGCGCCGTTGACCACCAGCGGGGCGACCTTCGCCTTGACCAAGTCGGGGCGATAGACGGGAACGTAGTGTTCGCGAATCACCGCCTCCCAAGTTTTCTCCCAGCCCAATCCCACGAGGTCGCAGCGCAGCAGGTTCGTCCCCGGCACGCGACGCGGGATTTGGTCGCCGAGATACGACTTGCTGCTCAGCGATGGCACCTGCCACTTCAAAACATTTTCCAAGTCGTCGCGGTGCTGGGGCAGGGTTTCGCCAAGCGACAAGTACACTGAGCCTGGATAGCGGGCCACGTCACGAAACGCGGCGTCCGCCTCTGGATGTCCAGCGGCGAGCAGCAAAGCGGCGGTGATAATGGGGGCCATGTGCTTCATACAACCCGCTGGAGTATTCCCTTGACCTCGCCACGCCATAGCTTCCCGTCTTGCTCGACTTCCCCGATGCCTTTGAAGTTCACCGGCTTGCCGCCAGCCGTGGGTGGTGGCACAGGTGCTTGTGGCGCACCGTACCGGCGCACCAGTTCGCCTATGTCAGCCGGTTGCAAATGCCGCATGACCGGCGAATATATTGGGGCGATGAGGGCTGGAACTTGGAGCGATGCCGGCTTGTGGCCCAGGCCGTGCGCGTGTTCCAACTCGTGCAACATCATCCGGTAGAAGTCGATCCAGCCTTGCGGCGGGTTATCAAACAGGCCGTACTTCTCGGAGTCGTCAACGCGGCCAATCAGTTGCGTGCTGTCGGGGTGGGCGTTGCTAAACGGAATCTGCATGTCGGCTAGAACACCGCTTGGCCCGTCCAACCGTTGCGAGGTGATCTTGATGTTGGCCGTGTTGGCGTTGGCGACGTAGGCGTGAGTCACGTCGCAGCAGCCGGAGATTTCCTTCAACGCTTCCGTGATCGCGTCTTTGCAATCTGCCGCCGACAATCCGCCGACGCTGGAAAACGCAATGCCCCAAGTGAGACGCGAGCCTCGCGGCCACTGAAAAGTCTGGCCGTTGATGGCATAGCCTTCGTCGTTCTGACCGCAAAACAACCCCCCGCCAAACGAGACGGAGTTGCCCAGTTCTTTGTCGAGTTGTGCGGTGTCGGGCGATGCTGCCACGATTAGCCCCCAGCTAAGCCGGTGAACAGGCCAATCAGCAGCTTGCCAAGTGGCGAGCTGGAAATATCGTTCAGCCACTTGGCAAACTGACGGAGCTTTGCCAAATCCAGTACGGCTTGGGTGCCGGCCGCGGATAGGGCTTGGGTGATTGTCTCAACGTGCGTTTCCTCTTCTGCCGAAAGCGCTACCACTTCCAGGCCGCCTGGAGGGACGGCGGCTTCGATCTCGTCAGCGAACAGCGCGATGATCGCATTGACGAGCTGCATCAACTGCGGGATTTTCCCGCTAATCGACACGAGGAACTGGAGAATCGTGAGAAGGTTGAATTTGGCGGCAACAGGCACGGCACGAATCCTTATGGATTCACTGCCGGACCCTCCAGGGGAGGTGAGCCAGAAGTGGCGAGATTTTAACGCGACCCTCCAGGGGAGGTGCCGCGGTCAAGCCTGACGCTGTAAATCCTAGCTATTGGGTTTCTGATTGTCAATTTCGGATGGCAGGTCAACCACCACGTAAAACGCTCCGTCCCGCTTCACCGGCTTCGGCGCCTTGCTGCCGGGGTGGAGCTTCTTTACGGCGTATTCGATCAACTGGCGAAGGGTGTACCGCCGCTTCCGTGGCTTGTTCTCTGCTTTGGCGTTCGTGTCCATTTCCTGGCTCCCGTTCCGTGGTTAGTCACCAAGCCAAATTGGCGATGATCTCTCGTTTGATTTTTTCGCATACCTCGTCTCTCTCAGTGTGATACTTGCGCGGCGTGTAGCTGTTTTTAATTAGCCAATCCAGGCACAGTTCGGCGTCCTGCACCCGATGAAATGCGACACCGACCGCCCAAGGTTCTTTGCCAACCATGTAAGCAACTGACCACAGGCCATCGCGACCGGAGACATAGCCCGGCTTTCCTAGCCAGTGATGGCGGTAAGTGGATTCGTGGTCAGCTATTAGAGGTTCAACCATGAATGATTTTCCGAACTTCGCCATCCCCATTCACTCCTTATTTTGGCTGGCCGGCTGGAGGGCGGCTCTCGTCGATTCTGGGCATCAATCCAACATGCTCAACGGCCCACATGCACCGCTGGGCAATCGTGTCGATGAATCGTTCCTTGCGTTTGGTTAAGACAATCCCAGGCAATCCCAAAAGTATTTGTCGCCGCAAATGCTTCATCAGTAACTCACGAACCTCCTCTCCGTTCTGGGCAAGAGGCCGAAAGTTTCGGTGGTTCTTCATCTCGACCAGGAAGTGACCGCCCTGATAGCCGCGAAGTTCCTTGCCGTCCCACCAGTACGCTCGCTTCACAGTTCTGCCGCGAAACTCGGTTTCACATTCGTACCAACCGCTAGGGTCGGCGCTAGTCAACTCCTCCCGGTTCGTCACTTGGAACCTCCGCTTTTTATGATTCGCTGAGTCACCTTGCGGTTTTCGGCTTCGCTCAGGAATCCGTGGATGTAGAGAAATGCTTTGGCCCAACATGCCGTCGAATCGATTGTGCTTTTGGGAGGCTTAATCGCCTTCCGCTTACGCTTCGCCATGTGTGCCACCTGCTTTCGGTTCCTGTAGGGGGATGTTGAGTTTCCTAAACAATTGACGGACCTCGCCGCGGCTGTTCGGCATTAAGTCGTGCGGCACCCTTTCCATTCCAACCAGCCACTCCTCAGTTCCGTCAACCTCACCGTGAACGCGGACTGTGGATGATCCGTTTTCGTATTCCAAAAACTGTATTTGGTTTTTCATCCAATCCTTTACAAACCCCACGCTCCTCAACCACTCCTCCGTAATCGCCTCGTCCTCATCGGCTGGATGCTCGGCAAGGTAGGCCGCAATCACAGCCTCAACGTCATGGAACAAACCTTCACGCGCTGGAATGCGGCACAGTCTCAAATTTTCCACAGATTCTCTAAGGTAGTTCATGCTTCGCCTCCGTGGGTTGGGTGTCTTTAATCAAACCCGCCGCCTTCAATAGCTCGCGGTACATTTCACCGGCAACCATCGGGTGATTCTCGCGGGCGTCAACGTAACTGCGGAATAGCTTTAGAAACGCCTCCGCCTCCGCGAGCCGCTTCTCAAGGCTGGCGTTCTCGGCTATCAACTGGGCCAACGTAAGGCAGTTGGTCAGCACGCCCGGCCCCGCTGCTATTTGTGCGTGGAACCGCTCGCATGACGGAATGAATTCTTCCTTGGGCGGAATTTGAACCGCACCCGACGTGTACGCTTTGATCTCCTCTTGGCTCAGCCGGCAAAGGTCATCGCCAGCGGCACTGAGAAGCCTGAACCTTAGTTGCGCTATCTCCGCATCCCTTTCGGCGATGGTAGCTTGGGAGGTGGTGAGTTGCTGCGCAAGGTCGTTCGCCTCCTTGGTCCGCTCGGCAAGCATATCGCCCATCGACTCCCAACCGCCTTTCATGCCGTCCCAATCGTCTGCCTTGACCTTGAGTCGGATGATTTCGAGTGCCTTGTTCGCGCACTCGTTGCGTAGCTCAGCGTTCTCTCGGCGAACTTCCTCCACCTCCCCATCGCCCGCCTTGAGCCAAGCCTTGGAGTAGAAGTCGCTGGCCTTCGCAGCAAGCTCTCGGCAGTCATCGCCATCTACTGGTCCCTCGCTGAATAGCCAACGACGGAATTCCCCCTCGGCTTCAACCCAAGGCAACTCCCCGCCCGGCTCGCCCGGCTGGGGTGGCGTGGGGGTGGCGGTGAGTGTGTCCCTGAAAAACTCCGGCGATGGAAATCTATCGTCGGTCGGTTCGCAAATCGGGTCGATGTATCGAATCGGCTTTCCCTTCACCTTCATGTATTCGATTTCGCCCTGCACGCCCTTGCTCTTGTCCCAGCCGTCCAGCATCAGCACCCACATTTCACTAGCCGCGTCTAGCTGAGCGTGGTCGTACTTCTGCCAGAAGGCCCAGCCGGTCGGTAACTCGCCAGCCATCGCGATAGGATGCGTGTGTGCTATTGGGCTGAATATCAGTTTGCCAGCACGCATGAATCGCGCCGCCCATTTGCACACTTCACGGAATCGACCATCGCGAATCTGCGTGTCATCGTGGCTATAGGGAGAGGCGAGATAAATCAATCCGTCACTCGTTCGTTTCTCGCTCATAAATCCTCCTGTTGGGCGGGGGTGGTGGGGTTCAAACTTTCTCTGCTACCTTCGGATCAATCGCATACGCCAAAGCGCCGGCAATGTCCTCTGCCTTCTCGCAGGTGAAGTAAACGCCCTGGAGTGCGTGTGCTAGATTCTCCAGCGACACGGCGTCGTGATCGTCAAAGTCCATTGCCAATCTAAGTTGGTCGTGAACCATCTTGAGCAAGTCGTCTAATTCACGGCGCATATCGGCCATCGACTTCCGCTTTCGTTTTCGGCGCTGGTCACTACTCATCGCTTCTCCTTGTCGGCGTGGGCGGTGATGAAGGTGGCTTGCGGGTACAGCGGAACGATATGCGCCGATTGCTCCTCGCCTTCCTCACGCTTGTCGTTGGCGTCGTCTCGAAACCATTGGGCGTTTTCGTAGTCCCAGCAAATCAGACGATCTATCTTGTTTCCGTCTTGATTACGCAAACGGTTGTTGGGATCGACAACGGCCCAGGCCCAGGGGCCATCTTCCTCGACTCGCGGCAACTCTGCCCCCACCTCCGCGACGCCGTTGTGTGCGGCCTGCTCTCTCCCCGCATTGCAATCTGGACACGACCAGCCATGCCCTTGCTCGCGCAGGTTCTCAACCCAGCGAATCGTGTGCATTAAATCCGGGTCCACGGACTTGATTGGCCCGGACATGAACGCGCCGACAACTGAGTAGGTTCCGCATCCTAAATCAGAAACGCGCTTGACGATGCAGCTTGGGCAGAGCAATCCGCCGTTGTCCTTGGTCGGTGAGATACGCCGCCAAATCTCGTTCGGGATAATCAAATCAGGAAAGCCATGCTCGTTGCCGTAGGGCCGTCCGCAGTCGTAACAACAACCGCCGCTAGGGCCTCCGCAATCGCATTTGATTTTTGTTGGTTGGTCGGTCAAGAGTCACCTCCACCTGCTTTATAGGTCGTGAATTGCTTGGCTGTTATGAATACGGCGAGCCGCGCCTGCATCGACAAGTGCGGCCATACGCTGCGCACAATGGCCGGCACGTGATTCTCCCAATCCTCCCACGTGGCAGAGCCGGCATAGATCAGCGTGTCGTCGTTGGTCAAGTCTGGTGTCGTTCCGTTACACATGGCCTCGGCAACAATCGCCATCTTCAAGCTGCTTGCTAGTTTCAAAACGTCGTCAGTCATACGTCGTCACCTTGCCTTACGGGTTCAGGGGGCGGGGAGGGCGTCAGCCTAAAAAACCGGCCAGCAATTCCGCAGCCTTCAAGTGCTTTAACATTTTCCTCGCCGTAGGCAGCCAGCACCGAGCCGTGTCCAGCGTTGCCCTTTGTGCTGCCATCTGGCAGGTGAAAGTACAGGCGGCCCCTCAGAAACAGCAGGGCATCCGCTTCCTCCCAAACGAAGGGCCAGAACCATGATTCGACCTCGGTTCGCGCTGGCACTAGGGCGATGCCGTCGCGGTGGTTCGCCAGTTTCGCTATCCAGCGGATCAGTTCATTTCCATACGGCGGATTAAGCCACACCCGGCCATCCCACTGATGCACCAGACCGTCTTGCGGCGGCGAAATCATCAGGGAGGCGGTCTGGTAGAACTGCTCAGGATGGGCGCAGGGGTCGAGATCGAATGGTCCCAACGCCGTAATAATTTCCGGCGGCGTAAGCCAGTCGTTCGTCAGTCCTCGAATCGGCTTTGTGTGGATACCTCGGTTCATATCGTCTGCCTCCCCGCGAGGATGGCGCGCACTTCGTGGGTGTGGAGCGTGATGGGACGGGATTGGGGGGAGGTGGGCATGGTTAGTAGTTCATCCAAACACATTCGGTCTTGATTTCCTTCTCACGCTTGCTGCTGGCCTGATTGGGGATCTCGAAATCGACGCGCCGCCATTTCTTCAGGTGGTCGTCGTACATCGCCGAACGGTAGCCGCTCAGCAGCACCTTGCCTTTGACGAGCTTCAGGCAGCACAGCAGGTTGTGGTGCGATTCGTCGCCCATTTCGCACTTTCCGTATTCGCGCCCACCAGCCCGCGTCTCGTGCAGGTAGGGCGGGTCGCAGTAGAAGCATGTTTCTTCTGAGTCCAATTCTTTAATAAAGTCCTTGGCGTCTTGGCAGCGAATCTCGACGCGCTTGAGGCGGGCGTGAAATTCTGGCAAGCCTTCCACAGCGGACAGCCACGCGCTAACCTGCTCGTTCATGCCGCGACGCAGGCGGCTGGTTGGCGTTGCGAAGTCTCTTTCTAGTCCCTGGCGCGACTGACGGTTACGAACGAAAAAAGCGGCGGCGGCATACGGATCAATCCCACCGTTACAGTGAACTTCCTTTGCTGCATCGAATTCGATTTCTGAGAATGGAGTCATCGAAGCTCGCCGCTGAAACACAGTAAACCAAGGCTCGTTGGCGAGTGCGCTCCAGAAGTTCGTTAACTCCCGGTCTAAGTCGTTCGCGTACTCCGCCACGCCTTCACCATCGCCAGCCAATAGCACTGCACCTCCACCAAAGAACGGTTCGCAGTAACGAGTGTGCTTGGGCATCAGCGCGCGAATCTTCGGAGCAAGGTAGCTCTTGCCGCCGTGTCGCTTGATTGGTCCAGATTTAGGCATGATTGTTCTCCGTGAAGGTTCGCGTCTCGCTCATCGCTCTTTACTCCGTCGTAAGGGAACGCTGGATGGGTGGGGGGGGCTACCAGGCCATTGCTTCGATCATTATTTGGTCGATTCGCTTACGGCCGGCATTGCGCAGTAATTCCGGCGTTGTAAGGCCCTCTCGAATCAGAGCTGATCGCGCGGCTTCCGCGTCCTTGCGTCTCGGAAACCCCATAGCAAGTGCCTGGAGATCAAATTCAGATACCCGCACCATGACCCTATAAGCCCCTGAAAGATTCAGTGATGAGATATCTGGATACCATTTAGATGGCTTGCCGCTGCTCTTGGGCTGTGCGAATTCAACCTCAAGGCAGTTCTGTATTTCGCTTCCGTTCATGCTTTACCTCTGGTCGCTAGTCTGCCAAGTCGGTGTCATCGCTCGCTCTTAGGATGGGGGTTGGGGTTAAAGCGTCTCTGATTGCCAAGCGCCGCTCTTCGGCTATATGTGCTTCCATGTCTTGCGATCGCGAATAAGACGTATCAGCGTTACGGTCACTCGGAATTCCTTAGCAATTACATTCGGAGACTCTCGCATGGCGAGTCTCTTGCAAATCTCAATTACATTCTCAACCGTGAGCTTCGCCCTTGGGTTTTTCTCGCCAATTTGGTGAGTGCCCTGAACTTCCTTGTCTCGATTATTCTGAGACGGCGTTCCCCAACTAAGGTTGGTAAGGCGGTTATTGAGTGGGCTTGGGTCAGGAAAATGCCTAGCCTGCATCCCGTCCGGTCTTGGGCCAATGAACGATTCCAACACGACACGGTGCAGGCTTCGAGTGAACGTTTTCCCGTTCCGACACAAGACCACAGTCGGATACCTAGCGCGCCCACTAATCCTAGTGCTGAGTTTCTTGGGCTTGTCAGTCAGAATGCTTCTCCTGGTCTCTCTTCCGCCGGCCAGCTTGAAGTAAGACCAAAGCGTGCCATCGCTTCCGACTCTATAGCCAGGGAATCCGGGAACGTCCCGGTATTCAACTGCATCGCTTTTCAGTTCGGGCGTGGCGCAACTAGACTGTTGCTCAGACATGGCTTGGCTCCTTACAGCTTGGCCTTGTTTAGGGATGCGGGAATTGGCGTTCCCGCGTCCCGTTATTTTATCAAATACTAGAAGCGCGTCTATCACTGAAGCTTGATCCTTACTTCAATTCGTGCTGGTTCTCCCCACAGCTTCTCAATCCAACCTCCGGGGATGCCTCTGTCGTCTTTGAACAGCGCGTCGAGAATCGCCTTGTCGATGTTGTCTCGATCCGGCGATGAGCGATGCGGCCTGCCAATGGCTTCTAGGCGGCGTTTCTTCGACCAGCTCTGCGGTGGTGGGAAGTACGCCTTCCAATCGAGCGAAATGATTTGCGACGGATCAGGTAGCGTGCCAGCGGCAAGGCGGGCGGCGGCTGCCCATGCCCAATACCTTTGAACGGAAGGCCGCTTGAACCATTTGTCGCGTCGTGTCATCCGTGGCTTGCCAATCGGTAGACCGGGGATCGTGAACGCATACACGCCAGCTTGCACGGGAGCTTTCCGCTTCGGTACATGCTCGCCAGCGATGAGGCGGCGAACTTCGCTTTGGGAAAGTTGCTCGCTCACTTACTCACCTCGTTCCGCTGGTGGCAATCCAAGTGCCTTGAACAATCGCCAAACGTCCTCGCGCGTCTTCACCCTTGCCGGCCAGAAATGCGCAAGGCATTCGTGCTTTCTCTGGACGTGAAGAGAGACAAACCAATCGAACTTCTCTGGGTTGTATTCAAATCCCAAAATCCAAAACTCCTCATCCCTGATGCCGTCGCTGAACTCAATCAGCAGGTTTGCCTTGTGCTCTGGCAGCTTGCCACCGACATCCTTGATTGCCGAGAGTCCAAGCGAGCGCAGCCACTCGGCCGTTAATGGTCCGTTGATGTTCCATGATTGCTTTTTGGGGTCGCTCACTTAGCCCTCCGGTGGCTTCTAAGACAGGCATCACACACATAAGCCGATGCTGGGTGACTGCTGATCGGTGACAGGTCCATGACGGAAAGACGCTGGCCGCAGCCGGCGCATTGCATCGTGTCGCTGTCTTCGTCGTAGGCGTGCGCGTGCATGACTTTTTCGATTTGTGCCTCAAGGCGTTCGATTGGGTCGGGGATCATCGTGTTGTCCGGGGACGGGTCATTATTGATACTTGCTTAGGATTCCGCGGATTGCGTTCAGGATTGCCGCAGCCGACGCCGGCACTCTCACGCCGTCCATTTCCATGTCTAATTCGACGCAGAGACGGATAAGCCGCGACACATCCTTCTTGTTCTCTTCGGCTTCCTCTTTTGTCCACTTCCGCTTCGCTTTTTTCATTTGCGATGCTCCGATTTTCCAAGCGCTAGTCGGTTATTGATAAATCGTCTTAGCTTCTGCTCGGTGGTGCGCGGCTTGTGATTGGCTATGCCTGAGCACTCTCGGCAAATCTGAATGCAGCCACGGTCGCTCTTTCGTCCGCATCGACAACAAAATATCATTGTGTTTTTTCTCCATAAACGCACTGTTCGCACTCGCAACCCTGAATATGAAACTGGTCCGCCAACGTCTTGAGCGTCCATACGTCCGGCGATACTTGTACAACGGTCGGGAACGCCGCGAGCTGTCGGCGAGCGTATTCAAGCGGCGCATTCGGTATGCCAATCTGCTCGCGTGTTTTTCCAACAATCTTCGCAATCCACTCATCGCGGGCAGTTTCGTATTGCTTGGTGGTGAAGCATTGGGTGTCGTTCCCGGAGATGAGCGAATGCACGACTTCGGATTCCATCGTCAACTCCATGTCGCGCATGAACTTTTGGCCCCATTTTTCGTCGTCCATTAGCGTGCCTCCGGCCAAACGTCCCGCTTGTGGCGGAGTAGCATTTGGATCATGTCATCGACAGCGGCCGGTGATTTCAGCCGCAACACGATGTCGCCGATGCTCGTCTCAATCGAAACAGCAACCGCAGTCGCCGGCCCCGTCCCGTCTGCACTTGCGCACCAGCTTCCAACCGTAAAGCTTTTCACGTTTGGCCCTAGGAGCGCATGGCCCATATGGCGAGCGGGCGGCAATCGTCGTTTGTTCATGGCAGTAAGTCCCGCTTGGTTCCAATGAAGCACACCGAAGCCGTGACAGTGTTCCCGACTTCATGCTCTGTGACCGTCCGTGATTCGGTGACAACCACGCCGGTCACAAGCACGCGCAGGCGGTCGATCCAATCGAGACTGGTGACGCTGCGAACGGTGACACAATCCTCGTATTCCGCTGGCGCAGGTGGCGCGAAGCAATGCTGGCATGGAAACAACCGCGCTCTCAATCTCTGCCTCCAGGTCCAAGGCTGTTCGCTTGCTGCGTGACACACGTTACTTTCAAGGGATTCGCTCATCACTTACTCCGGTGGGGGTGGTTGGTCATGGGGTTCTCGCGTTACACATTCGTCCAAACCAAGCCTCGATATCTTCCTCGCTTGGGTAGCGCCTGCCGATCAACTTGTAAAACTTCTCAAGGTCATAAACGTCCGCCCGGTGATACCGAATCAACGCCAAGCCGATGCACACGGCAACACGTTTCGGCATCGCGTGAAGCTCGTTGTGGCAATCGAGGCACAGCCAACACACCGCAAATAGCTTTCCAAGGGACAAGCCACGGTTCTGGCCGTTCGCTACGTGGTGCTCATGGCAGCCCGCCCGCGCACACCAGTCGCATTGGCCGTTGGTGCGTTCGATTAGCCAGAGGCGGGAATTTTCTGCGGCTCGCTGGCGGGCGGCTGTATGGGGGCTGGTGGGTTTCATGGGGCAAAGTCCTCCCCCGGTGAGCCAACATCGGCACGAGAATTCCATTCGTCCATCGAGTTGTCGTAATTCTTCCGATCCTTTGCGCGCGGCATCGTCAACATTTGCCGGGATGGTACAAACCTACACATCACAACGCGCTCATTGATTTCTCGATTGCGATTCTTCGCGACGTACACCTTGAACTCGTGCGCCGGTAGTTTGCTGTCGATGCGATGCGGCCACACGAGAAAGAGAATCACATCCCCATCCTGCTCGATCTGCCCAGAGTCCTTCAGGTCGGACATCACCGGCTCGAATAGCTTTCGCATCTCGATCTGACGGCCAAGCTGACATAGCAAGAGAGTGACGAGGTTGTGTCGCTTCGTGATTTCCTTCAGCGCCATACTGGCGTTTGTCACCTGCTCGTATTTTGATTTGCCAGAAGTGCGGAGCAATTGCAGGTAATCGACAACTACCGCCTGAACCTCATGCTCTTTCACCGCCTTCTCGATCTGCTCGACAACACTTTCCGCCGTGCCGCAAGATTCGGCAATGAAGCAATTGGCGTGATTCTCCGAATACCATTTCAAGTCCGCCTCGACCGCCTCAGATTGATTCCGCCAATGCTCCTGGGGCGTCTCGCTCACATATTGGATCGTGCGTTTGCCAAGCAGCCGCGACGACATTTCCTCCGACGCGATGAAGCATGGCCGCTGGTTCCCCGTCCACGTGTGGATGCACTGAAGGGCGATAGCGCTTTTGCCATGCGACGGGCGGGCGCCTAAGACGATCACCTCTCCCCTCTCGACACCTCCACCAATCGCCACGTCCACATCATTCAGTCCCAACTCGATCAACTCTCCTCTGCCGTTCTTTAGTTCGTCGAGGTATCGCATCGCCGATTCGGCGAGAAGCGTTATCTTTGGCTCGTGCTTGGCCGGTGGTGTGCCATAGGTCGGGAGGGTGATCTGGTCCCATCTCTCCGGCTTTGTGTTGCGCAGGTAGCACCGCTCGCCAGCCCGCTTGTTCGCCTGTGCCAACTTGCGGTTCAGGTCATGATCCGACCAGGGAGGCCGGCAGCTTTGATTCCATTCGGCAATTACCCAAAACGCCTCCTGCTCAGTCAGCCCGAACCCTAGGACGAGGACGCAGGCTACGTGGAACGTGCGGTCGTGCCCGCGCTCACCGCTCACCGCTGGCGGCATCTTCGAAACGTATTTCCGCGCCCGCTCGACTACAGCCGTTGTGCTGCGGAAATCCACCTTCGGCGCCGCGAACGGTTCGTTGGGTGCGTACTTCTCAGTCAGCCACGCCAACGCCTCCTGGCACTCCTGCGGTTCCTTGGGGCCGTTCAGGCGCCAGCCAGTGACGGCGAAGTAGCGGCCCCAATCGTAAATTTCGATGCCAGGCTCTTTGTCGCAAGCCTTCTCTGCCATAACGCTGATACGTCGCCCCTTCTCGAAAGGCGACTTACCGACACAGAACAACTTGACGCCAGTTTCAGTAGGCGAGACTTCGGCATATGTTCCAAAGGCGAGGATGATCTCTCTCGCCCAACCAGACACGACGCCGGTCGCTGCATCGCGACAGCCATCTAGGTCAACACCGCACAGCCCGCCGTCTTTAGCGAACATAAAACCGATGCCGTCGTAACCTCGCTTTTGAAATCTCCGCTCGACGCTGGCGAAGTCGCTCCACGTCTCCTCGTTGTCGGATTCAGCGAGTTTCCCGCACGCCTGATATGGCAGCTTGGTTTTTTTCTCGCCACGGGTCTCGAACTTCCACAGCACCCAGTGGTTACGAAGGCGGAGAGGAATCGGGATGTTTTCGGTTTGGAGTCTCACCGGCTGCCTCGCTTATTCCCCATCGGAAGTTTTTTGATAGTTGCAGAGCCGTCTTCGCGAATAACAATTCCGTTCGTCCCACCGCAGCCGAAGGTGAGTTCGTTTCTCCATGCCATCACGTACCCAATTCGATTCTGGGCCATGATGCTCTCCAACTCGCGATGAGGATTCTCCATCGGCCAGATAAACACCCAGCGCAACACGATCAAAAAACCGCTGTCTAGTTCCCAGACGCAACGGCTGTAATCCATCGCCTGGGAAATCACCGGCCCAACTTTTGTCCCAGATTTTTTGCACTCGACGCCGATGGCGCCGTGAAGCCAGCCAGCTTCGATCGCTTTCTGTGTCGGGATGAGCATTCGATCGATCCGCGCCGCCCTATCCCCGGTGTACGGGCGAGGTTGCAAATACTCCCCTCGAACCTCCTTGTACATTCGGAACGCATCGCACCTTTCCACAATCTGATCGAAATGAGCCCACGCTTGGCACTCGTCTTCAAATACTCCGTTCGTGACCACGCCATAACTCATGCGCCACCTCCCGATCCGTGTGGCGTCCAGTTGGCGTCGTCCGATGCCGTGGGCAACCTCGACGCCGGATTTTTGGCTTTCGCGAGTTCGTGGAGGTCTTTCCCATCCCCGCTCCTCAGCCCCCGCCATCCCATCGCTATCGTGTGCTCGATCAACTCGACGGCCGCAACAGACCCAAGGCTTTCCAAATGTTTGATCTGCTGAGCTTCCTGGGTCGGCTTCAGCGGGTGTTTGATCTCGCGTCGGTGGTCGATCCAGAGACCCCATGCGTTTCGGAATTCTGGCGTGTCGAGTGGAGGCGGAATCGAAAGGGGGTCAGGGGGTTTATTCTTCTCTTCTCCACTCCCCTCTTCTCGTGAACCCCTGGGTTTTGAATTAGTAACCCCTGGGTTTGAGACTTTAGGTCGTCCTCCTTTGCTGCCGTTAACCCATGCAGCTACTAGACTTGCGTTGTATTCCGACCAGTTGACAACTTCCAAATTCTTACCGTGTCGGCGAATAAAACCCGAAGCCGCTAACGAGGACTCCAACTTGTTGGCAGGTCCAGGAAAGCGACAGAGAGCTTTAAGAGCTTCGGAGTGAAGGTCTTGGAAGACTGACTGTTTTCGGTTTTGGCAGTGTGCCCAAATCCGTAAAACGTAAACTGGTGCGGATTCATCGCCGTCTAATAGCCCGACGAGCATTCTGGTTTTCCAATGCTCTGTAAAATCTGGGTCAACTATCATTTCGGCTCGATCCGTCTATCCTTGCCGCATACTCAATCCGAATCTCCCCAAGCACAGCCCCCAGACGAATCCAGGGGCCGTGCCGGGAGAACGCCCAGCTTGCGCCGGGCCGGACGATCTAAAACCGGATGCCGTCGTCAGCCGGGCCGGCCGGGACCGTAGCGGCCTTCGGAGGCGGCGCCGGCTTGCTTCCGGCAGGCGGCACCGTATTGCGCCTGACGTTGCCGGACAGTGCCCGCAACGGCGAGCCAAACCGGGCCTCAAGTTCACGCAGCTTGTCGTCCCCTACGTTGGAGACAGTGCTGGCGCCGGGGGTCTTGTTGAGGTCGTTGATCCACTCGACGCGATATCGGTCCTCGTCCTTATACCGTTCGTGCTTCACCTCGACTTGGAACGGCGTCGGCTGCCAACTCTGGTTCACAATCGACCCCAGTGAACCGTCCCAGCCGCCGCACTCCATGATGGCCTTCGCCTGGCGTTCGTTCAGCTTGCCGTCTTTCTTGACGATCCAAACGTCGCCAGCGGCCTCCATGTCGTATTCGCGCCACGGAATCCAATTCTCACCATCCCACATTTCAGTGAGCAGAACGCGGAGGCTGATGGCCACCGCTTTTTGCTCGCTTTCTTTCAGGCCGAATTCGACGACCTCAACCCTGAAAAAACCACTTCGATCGCACGGAATCATTCTCGTTCTCCCTTGGCAAATAGCCTTTCCCACAACTCAGCCGATCCGCGGCTGTAGGGGATTGGCGAATTGATAATCCTCGACCCCGCCCAATGCGTCGGCATCTCGGACGTGTAAATGGTCCTAGTACCGGCGCCTTGACCTTTGCCGTCCTCGGTTACATGAGTGTCGTAGCCGATAAAAAATATGTGGTCGCTCCATTCCTTTACGCGATGGCGAATGGAGGACTTGCCACTCTTTGGCGATTGCAACCGCGGCTCGTAGCGAATCCAATCGTCTCCTCCTGGGTTCGGGACCGGTGCCGTGCATTCGTGGGCGATGCAGACAACGTGTCGGCCGTTTCGAATGTGGGAGTCGAGGTCGCCAAGCAAGAGAAGAAAGGCGTCGTAAACAAACGCCAGCCCGTCCCCCCAGCCGTAATCCTCGATCGTTCGGATGGGCTTGTTTTTCGGATGCGGGATATTGCGGACCACCCAATTCGCTGCCATCTCCTCAGCTTTAGTAAGGTCGTCGATGACGACGGCGCCGTATTTCGACCATAGCGATTCGTCGTGAAGTGCCGAACGTAGGTCTTCCCAGGTCGCCAGTTCTTCCGATGACACGCGATTAGTTTTGATATGCCCTGTGCTGGAGCCGATGTCGAGAAACATTGGCTCGACGCCAACCTTGCTCAAATGCGATGCCAGCTCGCTCTTGCCGATCTTTCCGGGGCCGTAGATGACGACCTTTTCAAACTCCGCTGTTAGTCCCGATTTCACGGCGAACGATCGCCTCGTCGCTGCCGGGCTACCAATAGCTCGGTTCCCGTTCGGTGGCGGTGGCGCTGGTGGAGCCGCCGGGGGTGGTTTCGGTGGTGCTGCTGTTACCATTTTCAAATCTCCCTAGCTCTGGGTGGCGATCGTAAACAAACTCGAATCCTTCAGGCGCAGCCGTGCCCACGTCGATTGCGTTGGCACAGATGCGGAAGTACGGGCAGTAGGAGCAGGTCTGTTTATTGACCGTGCGATACCAGCGGTTGTTTTTCTGTGCCTCGCGGATCGTCTGCTGGATGTCCCAGAGTTCGGCCTGATATTCGGCGAGGTCTTGATCTAGTCGGGCGACTTCAACGCGGGCGAAGTAGTATTCAGGCCGCTCGCAAATGTCGGCTGTCAACTTCTCTCCCCATTCGTCGGTCGTCATCTGGCGGGTTTGTAGCGTGAATCCTTTTTCTTTATCCCCAGTCTGTCGCCATTGGCCTCGCTCCGTCTTTACCCGGACACCGTGTTCGCTCAGGACGATCTTCGCCCCCAGCTCGTCGAGAACAGGGACGGCAGTTGGGGCGATGGTCGGCTTGCGAGCCACGTCGTAAAGCACCGTCTCCACTGGATAACCCAGCGCTCGCGCGGCCAGCATGTAGAGGCTTATCTGGTGGTCGATGCGGAGCCGTTGCCATAAATCCGAGTCCGGGGAAACGTCGTCGCCAAGTAGCTTGGATTCCTTCACTCCCAGTCGCCCGTCTTCGAGGCGAACGATAGCGTCGATCTTGCCGCCAAGGTTCCAGTGCGGTGTTTTTTTGTTTGTCTCGGGGTTGACCAGCGGAAGTTCAAATTGAAGCTCGACGGCGATGTATTCGATCTTTTGCGATTTCCATTTCCATTGGTAGGCGCACACTAAACGCAACACCGTTTCCATCTCCATCAGCCATTCGTAGCTGTCGATGAAAATTGGCGGCTTGGAATACTTCCTGCGAACCGCCTGGCATGCTGCTTCCAGGCCCATGTCTTTGCCGAGTTGCTCGATGCCCTCGTGAAAGGCTCCGCCCATTCGCAGCGCCTTCGCGTCGTCGGTCGGCCGCAAACCCATCTCGTAGGCGAATTGATGTCGGCGCCTGCATGTCTTGAAGCAATCTTGGCGACTGTGGGTGAGAAGTTCTTTGGTTGGTTTCGTCGCAATCATCGGTTCAAACCTCTCCCGTTGGTAAGCTCGCACTTCCCGGTCGATGGCCCGGTTATCCCGTTCGATCCAAGCATCGTCGTTGCGGTAATCAGGCACGGCTCGTTACCTCAACTGGTGGCACGATGCGGCCTGCGGGGGTGGTAGTTCGCTCATAAACATCCGCCAACTGACACGCGATGCTGTCCAACTGACGAAATGCGTACTCAAAATTTGGCCTATCTTCCAAGTCAGCCGCGTCCTCTATTCTGTCGAGGCTGGTGCGGATGGAGGCTAGGTAGTCGGCTAGGCTGGTCATACGTCGGCTTCCTTGAGAATGGCGAGAACGGCGTCGTACTCTCCGGCGTCGTTCAGTTTTGAAAGCTCATCGTTGTCCGCCGTCTTTTCGCGAACTTTCAATTTGGCATTCAAGCGGTCCCACTGGTCGGGATAGCACCTATTGATTGCGCCAACCGCACACCAGCGCACAGCGATCTCGCTCCACGATGAGCACCATTCTCCATCGGCCGTTCGTGCGTAAGCGCCGCGTGTCCACTTGCTTCTATCGCTCAACAGTTCCCAAGCTTTCATGCTGCCGCCCTCCTCAATTCATCCATCACCACCGGCTCCCGCAAAGCCATCCCCCAGAACGCAATCGCGAACAACACCGCCCGCTTCTCGGTGTCCGTGTAGGGGCGGCCTTGGCGGCCAAGCTCGGTGGCCGTTTGGTCCGCGGCAATCTCCTCGGCTAACGCTAGGCGGGCCTCGGCTACGTCGAGTGCGCGGGTGATGGCGCGGTGGGGTGTGAGAGTCATGCCTCGTCTCCATATTCAACCGGCGCCTCTTGGTCTTGCCGCTCACTGAACCGCTTGCTGCGAACGTATCGACGTGCCGCTTTCACCATCGCATCACCTTCAACTAGCCAGCACATATAAGAGACCGGGATTTCTCCCATCGCTTTACCGACGTACTTCCCGTATGGCATTTCCCGTCGTTCAAAGTTCGCGGCTTCCTTGTCGTCCATAGGCGGGTACGGATCAACAGGCGTAGGCTCTGGCGGCAATCGCGCTTCGCACATGGAACGCAGTGCCTCCCAAAAACGCTGAGGCTGGTTGCCGCACATATCGACAACTTCCTCGGCTTCCTTGCGGGCTCGAATGTTCGATGCTAGGTCGGTGCTCACGCTGCCCTCGCTCTCAACTCGTCCACTTCCACGTCTTCCAATTCACACAGCTCTACAGCCGGGACTTGGAATTCATAAAGCTGCCACCGCGTAAATGCGACGTGATTTTCGTCGGCTTCTGCTTCGTCGATGACTTTCGCTTTTGTTATGGCCCACACGATTCGCACTCCGTTGTTAGTTGGGCCTCGCGGGGTTCGCATCGTGCGTCGCCCGCGGTTCCCAATTCCTTTGGGTCAGTGACTCCGCCACCGCTTCCTTCCGCCTCTCCTCCGGCGTTGTTTCAAAAACAACTCACGGCGGGGAGTTCCGTTTGTCACCCCGCACTGGGCATTTGCTTCCGCCGGCGCACCGTCCACGGACAGCACTTGAGACTCGCGCCTTTGTTTCTCAGCCCGTGAGGGCAGGCGTTTATCTCGGCGGACTTCTCCCGGTCTATCGGCTACCATTTCCAGCCGCAGGAATTGGCCTGGCTACGTGTCGCCTCCCTTACTACTTCGTGGTTACGTCTTTTCGGGTCACGTGAGTTGTGTTTCAAAAAGCAGCGTGGCCGGGCTTGATACCGGCTATCCACTTGTTACCTGCGCTCGGGAACGTGGAAAGCGGGTCCGGCCAGCGCTAGCGCGATTGCTGGCTATCCCGCTGGTGTCCTTCCACGCCGCACGCTGCATGTTTCGTGTTCTCCTGTTCGCGTCGCTACCACGTTGCTTTGCCTCTCCTCTGTGGGTTCAAACCTTTGCTACGCCACATGCGCCGCAATGACGTATGCGCCCTTTGTTCTGAGCAGCTTCCAAAGTTGCTCGCTGCGAATGTCGGTCGATTCGTGAACCGGCGCGCTCGTGTCAGGCCCATCCTGCACGCGCCGGCAAGTCACAATGCGAACCAGATAATCGGGCTCGCTTATTTCGGGTTCTCCAAAGTCTGGTCCGTCGTCAATCGGTTTCTTTGATGGCATCCCATCCCCTTTCAAGTTTCCAAACGGTTGAGTCGGTTCGGTGTGGTTAAGCCTTTCTCAGATTTGAAAGCGAACCCCAAAACGATTCAGGAACCGCGGAGCGTGCCGCTCTGTAGGCTTCAACATCTAGGCCCACTAGCTCCGATTCCTTGACGCGAAAGTATTCGTCAACAAAGCTAGCCGGCCTAGATGTATTTGGCGGGCCGATGGCTCGACAGAGATAAACAAGTTGCTCTCCGCCCTCACATTGCTGCGAGACTCGCTCGTTCACTACAAGCGGCTGAACTTGATGCAATTCGTACAAGTCAATGTGCGCTTTCAGTGTCACGCAATCGCCAATCGCAAACTTGAAATCTGGCATGTCAAATCCTTTCTTCGTTGTGGTTAGTTAAAACGTCCCTCTGTTACGTCTCAGATTGCCCTTTGCGTGCGGGGTTGGGTGGGGTCGGTCATGCCAGGAGGCTCCTCTGCACGGCTGGTGCGGGCTGCGGCTCAAGCAGCGGGTGACGGGCTAGCTCGGCTTCTATGCGTTCGACAGCGGGCCAGAAATGCTCCGGGTCTATTTCCACGCCAATGAACGCCCGATCGCGCCTGGCGCAAGCTAGCCCTACCCAGCCGCGGCCCATGAACGGATCGAGAACCACGTCCCCCGGCTGGCTGTGCAACCCCAGAAAATGCAGGGCAAGCTCCATCGGCTTTGGCGTCGGGTGGTCGTCTGCCTGCGGGATGATCTTGCGGATTCCTGCTTGACCGGGGCGGATAATGTTTTCAACGGAGTCCGTTGTGTCGTGCCATTTGCAGGCGGCTCCCGGCTTCTGTGCCACGAGGACGGTTTCGTAGGAGCGGCGGTAGTGCCACCCCATGCCCATCGGCCCCTTGTCCCAGACGACCATTTGCTTGAAGTCAAGATGCTCGTCGATCCACAGCGACCACCTGGCAAACTGAGGATTGGGACCACCACCACCACCACAACAACAACAACAACAACAACTCCCCGGTTTTAGAACGCGCGTGAATTGGGGCAGGCATTCGACGAATAGTTCGTTGGCTTCAGCGCCGTCGTTGGCGATCGGGCGAGCCTGCGGTGGATTTTCCACGCTGGGATGGCGACCCAAGGCGGCCTCCCTGCGGTGGATTAGGTCGCCGTTGTTGTTGTTGTGACCGTATGGAGGATCGGTCAGAACCATGTCGATGGATGCCGTGCCAAGCGAAGGCAGAACCTTGCGCGCATCGCCCAGGTAGAGCGTCACGCTGCGATCTTCGGTTTGCCACGTTGGTTGCATTACGAAACCTTCACGACGCGAGTTTTCCAGCCGTACCGCCGCGCCTCTTTGGCGGCTCGATTCGCCTCAGACTTCACAGCCGGGTCGTACTTGCTGTGCGCCCAGCCATACCATTCGCTCACTTCGCTAACCCAGATTTGGACTTGGTACTGCATCGCATCCCTCCCTGTATCAACTCCCAAAAACCCACCAACCGCCTCCACCCGTGAATTACCCAATCGACTTCATGTACTCCAGCGTTCCGTCAATGCCTCCATGACGCCGAACAAACGACGACAAATCTTCGTTGTGTCCAAGGTCCGTAGACTCCGTGAGGACGCGGCAGATAACACGCTCGCTTTTTGACATGCACAGAAATTTCCGGCCTTCCTCAAAGCTAAGCGTCATTCCCAATTCTCCTTTTGCGACCGTGGTTTGGTTACTTTGAGTTCTCGATCAGCTCGATGCACTTGTCGGCGCACTCTCGCCAATGGACGCGCCGAGCAGCAGCAGCAGCATCAGCAGACCAGCGAGCAGCAGCAGCAGCAGCAGCAGCATCAGCAGACCAGCGAGCAGCAGCAGCAGCAGCAGCAGCATCAGCAGACCAGCGAGCAGCAGCAGCAGCAGCA